GCTTCGTCAGAGATCCACTCTTGAGTCCCTATCGATCTTGCTCATCACACCTCCCAGGGTCCTTCATCTGATTATACCTTGTTCCTCGTATAAAGGCCAACAATTCACTATATCTCAGTATACCTCCTTAAGGTACTACTCACTTCTAACCAAACTCTCTAGGTTTAAATAGACCTTTACTTAGACTAGTTAGAATTATAGAGAGACTTTCTACTAGGCTGTTTAGTAGTAAAGAGATGCTAGTATGTCTATCAAACGTCTCTTTGTTTTTTACTCTCGCAGCTACTAGAACCCTCGGGTCGGTAAAGATCTTGAAAAATGTGATATAATATAGTTATAAGTACAGAAACCGCCGGCTAAATCCGGACATATCCGGATATGAACCGATAAATCGGGTGAAATCCGTACTTATCCGTATATTGACAACTAAATCGTGACAGAGCAGGATATATCGGTCCATACCGCGGTATGTCCGGATAAAACAGTATAAATCCGGACATAAGGAGAAATACCATGGTAAAGCGCATTATAACGGACGTTTTCGTAGTACCTACGGATAAAGCACCGTATCTGCGGATAATGACGGAAAAGTGCGGATATACTCGGATAAACCGGCTCATAGTATGGAAATTCGCCATATTTACCGGTAAAAGAGTACATAACCTGAACAAAGGTCATAAAACCGTAATTTAGCTGATAAAGTAGCAAATATCCGGACATAGCGCAGTATGGACCGATATAGAACGATAAATCCGGACATAACACGAGTTATGCGGAAATGTCCTGCATCATCATCATAAAGCACCGGATAATATGCACAGAGAGGATAAAATCGTACTACACAGCAAAATCCAGGACATTCCGCACTATATCCGCATAAGGCCGGATTTACCTCCATATGCTCCAGATCCTACGGAGCGGAGAGAGGATCATGAGTAGGTTCGTTAGGCGAACCTTCGGAGGGATTCAAAGATCTCGATACACACCTAACCGAAGGGTAAGCGCTATGTTTAGTATCGAAGAGTACGTCACAGAGGATCTATATACTGCGTATGGTATTTCTAAGATCCTTAACACGATCCTACGGAGCGTAGGTAAGGCTGAGGTTCGTCCTCAGATGATGTATAACTACCTCCGGAACGGAATGATCGTAAAAGGCGAAAAGATCTTCGGAGAGAACCTCAGGAACGTTACGAACGAGGAAGTACGGAACTTCCTAGTTCGTTACTTGGAGCGTAACAAGATCCAGATCATGCAGATTCAAGATCCTAACCAGCTCGAATTGGATCTTGAGTCGGTTACGAACAAGTAAGTTCCGAACTAACTAGTAAGTTCCGAAGGTTCGTCTAACCAACCTACTCATGATCTTGATCATCGTACGGTTAGAACCAGCTATGTCCGGATTTATACTGTTTTATCCGCTAGAACCAGGAGGGCACCCGTCTGTGTTGAAGAGGATCTTGTCGATTCAAGATCCTGCGGGAGGACGATACAGGTCCAGGAAAAATTCTGCTTCACTCGGCCTCTCGGGCATTCCGCATTTAGGGTACGGACCCCCTGATCGAACTACACAGGAATCCCACGGGGCGTCGGGAGGGATTTGCGAGACGGGTAAAACGGGATGAAATAGGGCGAGTGCGCCCCGGTGACAGGGGTACGGAAGTTAACTATCCACGTAACTATCTAACTAGCTGGGTAGATAGTAACAAAATTTTCTCTATAAACCCACAAGCCCTTCGTGTACAGTATAATATGATACTAATTCCCGACTCCAATCCCCTATCCCTCACTTATATAGTAGTATATATACAGGTAGTATTATGTTTCTATATACACAGAGGATAGATAGATAGATAGCCTGGGACAGGTCCGATGGATTTTTCACAAAAAGCACTCGTTCGGAAACCGGGTTTATAGACGTTTAGTATAGAAAAGCGCCCCATTGTAGTCGAGTAATGTAGTCACAGTATAATAGGTAGATAGATAACAAGCTAGTTAGATAGCTACCCAGAAAGGGTATACTGTGTCTAGATCATTTGACCCCGTCACTGACGCTGATCTTGAGAAGGTTTTTGGTAAGGAGGCAACTACTGGCTATCTACCTACCCATCCATCTACCCACCTACCTACCTATCTACCTAGCAAGGTAGATAGTAAGATAGATAACCAACTTCCTTCCAAATCAGGTCAGACCATGAAATACCCGTGGCTACTCTGGACTAACGGCGAATATCACGATGCCGAACCAACGGAATTCGGGATCACGCTCAGTGCGTTACAGCAGAGGTTGCACAACCGAGCCAGGTCTTCGGGTCTTATCCTGAAAACGGAAACGAAGGGTCTTGGAGGACGTATCGGATTTCAGTACTTCAAGTCTACCGAAGAACGAGATGCTAAGTGGGCTGTAGAGTACGATGACGGATATGGCGACAAAGGACCTGAGGACTAAGATCAGTGGAGCCACCGCTTAAGCATTCGAAGATGTTATGGGAACAATGGCTCGACGGACGTATAGTCCGTGTCGAGTACGAAACAAGATCCGAGATGCTGTCATTCAGGTCTATGCTATTCACGAAAGCTAGGGCAGCTCGTAAGTTTGTCAGGTTTCAATGTAGTCGTGACATGACTCGGGGGCTACTCAATTTCCAGTGTTACGAGAGCCGCGCCGAACGTTGCGCCGCCCTCTCTTGCCCGTCTTTAGGGAAGAAACACGACCACTGGTGGGATTAAGGGAAACTCGCCCTGTGGGTCTTTACCTTACCAATAACCCGGCAAAAGATCTTGAAAGAGCACCTAAAAAGACCCTTGTGTTCCGTTGTAGCCTCACTATATAATAGAATTAGCAACAAAACATCAACACCTATCAACTAAATAGCACCACACAGAGACAGGAGTAACATGCGTAACTACCTGTACAAGGAGCGAGAGCTCCGCCTAGTCGAACTCGAGCAGCTAATGGCTGAACGAGAGGCTAGACTTCGAAACGGACAGACTGACTCAGAATCTAGCCGAATCGAAGATCGGATCCGATCGCTGATGAGTCCTGGTATTGGATGTAAGGCAGGTCAGAAGCTTGGTAAGCGACCTGTATCTAATCAAGGAACTCTGAACCAGAGGATCATTGCTCAAAGTCCTGGCTCGTCACGATTCTACGGCTTGGATTTTGTCAAAGCCGTTTATAGTGACAGAACAGGACAAGAGCAAGAGGATTGGACGAGAGAGTTCTAAACAGGCGTAGGAGATGATAGGCCACATCAGCCTATCATCTTCGCTCAGTAGTCGCGGGGTCTACTGAGAGGAGGTAAGACCTTGTTTAAGTTTCAGATTCGATGCAACACGCACACCTCGGCGGTAATCTCCGCCGAGTCCAATCCAGCTGCTGATGCTGCGCCGTTCGTTTTCTTCAAGGACGGAGCGTACTGGAAGTTGGACGATGGCAATTTGTACTGCACAGGAGGAGAAGGAGAGCACGAGTTCTCTGGTACCATCGTCGATGACGATGGTAACTTCCTAGCGTACATGTAAACGTAGAGGTGTAGGAGAGTCTCATCAGCTCTCCTACATTTCCAGTTCGAACGATCACGGGGTTCGTTCGAGCCACTCCAATCCATCACACTGGAGTAACGAATGAAAATTCCAAAGCAGTACCATCCAGAGGGGATGGCGGCACTCATCGCTGTCATCGTTGCGCCTTTGGATGTGGCGGACCTACCGTTGGATCCATCTGGCAAAAAGACTGCCATGAAGAAAGCGGTCGATCGTCATCGCGACAGAGTGTTGCAGATGGCCGCACAGTTCTACAAGATCAATCCGTGCGACTTCGACAACACGGTAGATTGGCACATCCGCCAAGGAGCAAGTGCCAACAACCTCGCCAAGCTGGATCGGCGGAACATTTCGTAAAAGATCAACGGTAACTCGCTAGGGATGAGTTATCCAGGTCCTAAACGTTCGGCCCTAAACGGTCAGAATCATCAGTTGACCGTTGAGATAGAAAGGCCGGTAACATGATCAACAAGGGTAACAAAGGGAGTCGCTACCTGGTAGTGTACGACCCGAGGGAGCTCCCAAAGATGAAGGAGCTAACGGAGCGCCTTCATAAGATCGATTGCGACTTCTGGGGAGAGCAGGAGCGTAACACCGAACCCATCGAGGGCTACTTTCCGGAGGTAGGAGAGTAAGAACAAGGACGAAACAGCGATTGTCGGGAGACGAACGTTGTCCGTAGGTAATGCCTACGCCGACGAGTCCATCACTCCGAAGGGAACAACTGAATGTCCGAACACAAGCAAGACATCGTCGACTACCTGCAGGAGATCGCAGGTCTCGACACCGAACGCGAGGGAGACATCGTCAAGGTGGAGATCTCGCTACACTCGGACTTCGATCTAATCGTCTGGCCATCCGATGGTGAGGCGGCTTACTTCAAGTTCGGCGAAAGCGGTGACGCGGGAGACGACGTTCTCTGGCGGGTAGAAGCTCCGAAGGGAGACTGATATGGTCTACGGACTGTTTGTCAGGATCAACGGAGATTGGCACTTCAAGGCCATCGTGACCGCTGAGTGGGTTGAGGCGCATCGAGAGGCCTTGGATGTGCTCTTCGACGGCGACTGGACTTGTCCACCGCTGCCGGAGTAACAAAGGGAAAGGGTTGGTCGGCTGAAACAAGGCCGTAGCATCGAAGCAGCCAATCTTCGAAAGGAGGCATTCATCGTGCCTACAACTATAAAGGTCGCCCGTAAGTACAAGGTGGAAATCGATGACGCTACACTCAGCGATATCCGCACTTTGGGATACGACGAGAAGGCACTCTTCGATACCATGACTCGGATGTTCGAGATGGGCGAAGAGGAGGAAATCCACTGGGTTCGCGGAATTAACGAGGACGGTGAGGCCTTCGAAGGCTGGGTGGACGACGGCTGGAATCTAGGTATTCGCCTCTATACTGTCAGCGGCTGGGAGATTGCAGCTCTCGACGGGTTAGAAGTCGGCGCTGTAACGCTGAACGAGAACCATGGAAAGACTGTCTGGTTCGCTCTTCGTTCCTACAAGCAACGACTTCATCTCGACCTTACCAGCAAGTACAACGGTCACCCGAGCTGGAGCCAAGAGGACGAGGCGTTCCTTACGGAAGAGCTCCGTAACACAGAAGCCGCCATCAAGGCTTTGACTGCACAAGGAGTTTCGTACTGAAACAGGGAAGCAACGGGTCAGCATCGAAGTAGCGCCGTTGCTCACGGACGGAAAGCCCCTGTGGGAATGATGAGACAGGGACCCGTTTGACAGTGGAGGGTGAATGCATAAGTACCTAACGGTTGTGTGCCCCGCATGTGGTGCTGCGGTTGGTAACAGGTGTGAGGTGGCTGATGGTACAGGCCGCCGCAGGTACCCACCTGCACAGTCGCACAAGGCCCGCAAGGAACTGTGGAAGAGTTTCAACGACGCCAGCGGTGGCAGCGTGTGGAGCAAGGATTCCACTGGTGGGTTGGTCAAGAACGGCGACAACCGAGTACACCAGGAGGATGACAGCTTTGGACCATCGGAGCCAGCAGTAGACCATGGCAAGGAGAACATCCTCGCCGATTGGGCTACGACCTTGTCCGGATCACGGGAAGAGCGGATCCAGACGGTTCTCTGGGCAATCAACTTTGCCCGGTCGATCGGAACGATCCAGTCAGCCATCGATCGTAGCATCGCCGCGATCATCGTCGACGGCGTACGAAAAGGAGAGTAATGCTTCCAGGTAAGGGTGCACACCTCGAACTGAACGACCGTTATCTCAACTGGCTGCAGAAGGTGCTCGAGGACATCGACATCTGCTACAGCGACGAGGATGCGGACGACAAGGCGTTCGATCCCATCCTCGACTCGCTGCTGGAAAGCGAGATGAACCAGTGGACCGAGGAGAAGGACAACTTCGGCCGCAAGGTGTACGTTGCGATACCCTACAAGGAAGGTGAACTTCGGGTGACCGTCGTTCACACCAAGCGAGGCGAGATCAAGCTCGACATCCGAGAGTGGTTCGAGCCAAAGTTCTAGCTCCAGCTTCAGTCATCGGCGAGCCTCGGTTCGTCGTTGGCTGTGGAAGGAGGTAGCCATGCCATTGGTGCCTGTAAAAGAGTTCCGTTTTCCAGAGCCTGGACCAGACATGTTCGCGCTCACCTGCAAGAACCACCCGACCGCCGAGTACTTCACCAAGAACCCTTACCAGCGAGGTCTGCATGTGATCAAGCTTCCGGAGGGTAACATCGAACGGAGCGCTACGGGTGAATGCAAGTGCCCGTTCGGAGATCTGGTAGTAAAAGTCGACGAAAGCTCCTAGCTTTGTTCGCACACGTTCGGAGACGTGTGCGTTCATGGAAAGGAGGTAGTGTGAAGTACACACAAGCCCTTGAACACCTTCATCGGGCGTTCATGGGAGAGAACGATCTTGAGATACAGATCGTTCTGACCGACGGTCCAGGCACAGTGTACCAGGTGGGCGATCAGCTCGAGATCGTCCGCGTTTCCAAATCCCCCACTGGAATCGTACAAGTACATGCGAGGAGAGAACGTGCGTAAGGTACAACTCAATCCTGGCGAGATCAGGGCACTCCACGTTGGATGTCCGCTCTGCGGTCAGCAAAAGGGCAAGAAGTGCGCCTCCCTGAAGAACGTGGGAGCTGGACGGTTGGTTGCCCGGCCGCATCTGGCAAGGGTACGTCAGGCGCAGGACCTCCTGGAGCACAAGGCCAGGAAGTATACCCCCAAGCAAATGCGTAGTGGCAACGTGACGGACATCGGCCTCGACGAAAGCGGATTCGTTCCACACGTTGAGGTGACGGACCACAGCCTCGATGAGATCGTGCTAACACCCACGCACGACTTCCTTTCCACCATGTAGCAATGTTGGTCGACATCTAAGGATGTCGGCCTTCATGGTTACAAAGGAGGAAAACATGCCCGACCTAACCAATCCACAATACTATGCACAAGAGGCAGTACTCTGCTACGCTCAGTACCTTGAGATGCAGGAACTCGTAAATGAGTACGAGAAGCAGGCCCTTAATAGGGCTGGCAACAAGAACGACGCGTCAGTGCTCCTACGTGACAACAAGGGATACAAGGATGCGGTCGGCGACCGTAACAAGTTCATGACATGCGCCCTGCTCGCATCGAACATGGCAGTTATGTTGCGGTCGAATCCGGTAACGCCCACAAGGCGTTTGCCAGCTCAGAAGCAAGCCTGAGCACAAGCGTCTTCTCTCAACCAGAGGAGACGCTTGTAGTCAGACTTGATTGTCACGGTATAATTAAGGAAGACTAGCAAGGAGGTACAATGCACAGATCAAACAACATCATCCGGCCCTGCGAATCCAAGTGGAGTTGGGTAGACAGGGAGCTCGGTCGAATTGGTGGTGGCTGGCGTCGATACGTTCGGTCGCTGGACAAGTCGAAGAAGCGTCACAACGCTCCAGGCTACTTCGTCAACCTTTGGCATGACGCGGCCTTCGCGTTCATGACGATGAATGGAGCCGTAGGCGTCTGAGTAACCCACAGGGCTGGCTTGATTAACTGGCGCATCTCTAAGGAGATCGTTTTTGTCGAAACCTAACTACATATGGGGATGTAGCTCAATGGTAGAGCGCCCGTGCTTACTGGCTGCTGCACGGTATATAGAGGTTCGATTCCTTTCATCCCCTCGTGGCAAAGATCAAGCACTTCGGAGTTACCATCGATGAGCTCCGTAACGTGATCGACATCATCGACACCACGATCAAGGGCAAGTGGAACAAAACCGTTCCGATTATTCCTGGTGACCCGAAGCAGTTGCGTCACCCTGACGCTGGTTGGATTGGGGAGTACTCAGATGCCTGAGTGGATGATCATAGTCACCGCCTTTTGTACTGGGTGGACGTGCGCCTGCCTCTTTCTCAAGTTCGTTGCTGGTTGGCATCCGATTCTTACTAGGCAACAGGCTCGTCGCATGCACAAGGCTAAGAACCATGACTACATTTAATAGCCCTCAAAGAGACACCTTGTAGTCGCGAGGTATGTCCAGCGTATAATTGAATTAGCAAGCAAGAGAATAGCCACAGCGTAACAGGAAGCTACAGCTTGTGACTGTTCTCTTGCTTGTTAACGTCAAACCTGGAGATGACAAGTGAAAACGTTCCGAATCATCGACACCGTGCGGGTCGTCACTGACGTCGAGTACACCGAGGCCACCTACCCTGGTATGGACCTCGACAAGGCTCGGGCAGCTGAGATGGACGCCGACGACGAGACCCGCTGGGAAACCGTGATGATGGCTATGCAGATGCGGGAGCCCGGCGACGGGATCGAGCAGACGCGAACCGTCGACCTGATCGACACGGACAACGGGGATGTCGCTTCACGACCGATCCCGGACCTTCCGCGCACTCCGACGGATGGCCCAACGTTCCTCACGAGGCCTGAGGCAGGGCATCGGGAGCCGGGGATGAAGTTCAACATGGTCGAGAAGGATACGACCGACGATCAGCTCGACAAGATCGCCGACGCCGTCAAGGAAGGTCTGGCAGCCGACGCTAACGAGGCATTCGTCTTCCAGCCCGAACAGCACGGCATCTAACTGAATACTTGCCCGCCTGTATTTTAGGCATCAGGACACGTCACCGATCACCCGGCGCATTTGCTAGGCAGAGCTGACGGAGTAAGGTTCAAGTCCTTACGGGCAAGCGAGGGCCGAGAAAAGAGCCCCAAAACAATTTTCAAGATCCCTCTTGCAGTCCAAGCAGCACAACCTGTATAATAAAAGTAGAAGGCAATACAAAAGCTTACCAGAAAGGCAACACGATGACCATGACAACTCCAAACTTCGACGACACCGAAGTCAAGTCGACCGACGGCGCCGTAGCAACCGAGCAGGTCAACGATGGCGACATCGAGGGCACCGGCGAGGACGCTCTCGACGCGGAAGTCAACGACGACGCCAACCTCGACGTGGACGTGCCGGACGACACCGACGAGGTTCCCGCGGAGGCCGTGAAGACCAATGCAGCGAAGCCGGCGAAGGCCAGCACCGCAACGCCTCGGACGAAGGCCCCCGAGGGGTACGTGAAGCCGGTCGAGTTCGCGAAGATCCTCGGAACGCACCTGAACAAGGTCGTTCCGCCCCAGGTGGTGTACTCGTACATCAAGAACAACCAGGGTGAGGGTGCTCGGAACCCGTTCCCGACCCACGAGATCGAGGGCTACGCCTGGTACATCAAGCCCGAAGAGGGTCTGGGGTGGTGGGACGCGAAGAACACTCGCGTCGCGGCTTCCAAGGACGAGCGGGCCAAGAAGGCGGCTGCTAAGGCCGCTGTACCGGCTGCCGCTTCTCCCGATGCGACTCCGGTTGTCGAAGCCGAGTAACAAGGTAGGATCCGAACACGCCGTGAGGGTGCCCGATCGAATTGGGCCGGATCCACGAGCACAGCCTACGACAGTGTATGCCCAAAACGCTAAGCCACGACTGTAGGCTGTGCCGCTTTATAAATCCCCCTCATCAGGAGATAACATGCCGAACGTGAACGAGAAGTCTCAGACCAGTGCCATCGCCGGCTACTTCAACGCGGGCACGGCCAAGCGTCCGCTCGTCGACTTCCAGAAGGAGCTCAAGGCGCTGACCGAGGACGACAAGCGCGAGCTGGCCGAGGGTGCCTGCGCCATCATGGGCTGGACGCTCAAGGGTTAGGCTTCTGCCCTCACACGATGGGGCAGAATTGGTTCCTAGAAGCATTCTGGTGAATGCGTCCTTTTCGGATTGGAAGATTGTGGGTTCGATTCCCACCTAGGACTCGGCAATGGCAAAACGTACGACGAATTGGTTCCGGGAGCATGACGACCAGGTATGCGTTCCGACAAAACGAGTTCGCCCGTAATGGTTTGTCAGGTCCATTATAAAGCTGCTGCCACCCGTACGCAGCAATGGCTGACGCGGGTGATGGATGAAGCAAGGCCCTTGGTGACTGAAAGCCTTGGACCCTGAACGAGGCCGTTGTATCTGCATCGAACGTAGAGTTTGCAGCTATGTCAACGGATAGTAAGGGACCTTCGGACGAGTAGGAATCGAGGGATCATGAAGAGGCGAGGCCCTAACGGGGACGTAGAGTCGCGAAACCACTGGGACAGAATGGGGAGTAGCTCAAAAGCCGCTGAGATCCGTTCGTGGGAGACTGAGAAGCGTACGATCCGTTAGGGCCAGACCTTCACCATCAAGGAGTAGACGTGATCGACGGAAACTTCATCGACGGGTTCTACGTTGGACGTGAGCCCGTGTACGACAAAGACGGAAACTACGTCAGGCACGAGCCTATGTACGACAAGATCGAAGAGCGCCTGATGAAGGCGTACAGTCGTACCGACGTGGCAGCAACTCAACAACTGTTCGAAGCGCTCTATGGTCGAAAGGAAACCGTAAAAGTGACCGACAACTACGACGTTGACGACAAGGTCGCGGCGATCCGTCGTGAGCGTGCAATGGAGAAGGCCGTCGCAGACAAGCTCGGCCTGATCGCGGACTTCGGTCCGAACGGATGGGGCGACGGAACCGTTCTTAGGTTCCGGAAGGGCTTCACCGGTTCGGACACGATGTACACCTACGCGGCCATCGTGATCTCCGACAAGTTCTACACGACCGGTCCTCGTGGCAGCGTGTACACGTACGACGAGTTCGTGAACTGGCTCGTCTCCGGCGATAAGCCGACCACACGGAACGACATTCACGAGCTGTTCGGATAGCACGTCGTGGGGAAGTACGCTAGCCTGGCAGAGTCGGGTGAAACAGACCGATATGGAGGGCGAGAGGTCACCACGTTAAAGGGCGCATGTCGGTAGGGGTTAGGCCGAATTTAGGTAAGACAGGACCGGTAAGCATTACGATGGAGTCGTAGTGAACTGCCGGTCCTTCAAGGGGATGTAGCTCGAAGGTACGAGCATCGAAGTGCGGGTCGGAAGGCGCCAAGTTGACCTCTCTTCGAAGGTGTAGGTTCGATTCCTACCATCTCCACGCTAGGACTTTACTGAAGGGTGAATGGGGTGCGCGGGTGATGGCGCAGCACCGAGGAAGGAGGGGTCGGCCAGGTCTAGCAGGCGGCTAGGCTTGGTCGGCCCCTTTTTCTTTCCCCACGAAAGGATCATGAGAGGAGTGACATGAGTATGTACAAAGTCCACCTACCGAACGCGTTTCCGTACGTATTGGAACTACCGCCCGAAGATATTCGTAAGATCGTCGACATGTTGATGTCAAGCGATCGTACGGATGTTCCGCAGGGTAGTAGCTTTGCCGTAACCGTCGATGCTCACAATGGTAACTGGCGACTCTGGGTGTCTAACGCCAGCTACCAGTTCATCACTACCGAGTACTTCAACCTCAAGATGCGCCACTAAACCAGATCGCCCCTGTGGGGATTTGCTTCACGCATACCACGTTGACAAGGGTCGGCAAATTAGACCCTTGTAGTCAATACGGTATCCTACGGTATAATAAGAATAGGAGGAAAGAGTGTTGAAACTTGAATTAGACCTTGACGACGAAGAGAAGGGCATCCTTCTTGACGTGCTTGACGAGGCTCTTGGTCATGCTAACAGTACCCTCGAGTACATGATCGACGACGAAACGCCTGAGACGATCGAAGAGTTCACGGCCGTCGTTGGGACTCAACAGCAGCGTATCGGGCTGCTGCAAAGGATAACGCAACATCTGAAGGCGGACTTCTGAAGGAGGGGGATTAGTGATAGACGGACGAGCTTCTGAATCGAGTACGGATCTGTCTCAAGGTGATCTTGAGATCGTCCCAGCCATGTTCGAGCATGCGCAAAAGGTGTATGCGATGATGGCTCGACAAGCCACATTCGGCAGACTTGAGGATGGCGGCCTTTTAACGTACGAAGGACACCTAACAGGGCTGTTCAAGGAGCTTCGGCTGAGCGTTCCGTACTACACCACGATCAAGAACCATCTCACAGCGATGGGTTGTATCGAACAGACCCGTCGTGGCGGCGGTAATGGAACGAGCAGATGGGTTCTGTGGAAGGAACCAGAGCTTGAGGCTTGGAAGAACACAAAGCCAAGTCGTGTTCGTCACGGCAACAAGCAGACCATTATCGAACAGATGGTCAAGGACATGGCAGCACGCATGCGAGATCTTGAAGCGGCCATCGACAATCTGAAGGAAGAGAATCGGGCACTAATGAAATGGACCAACTTCAATGAGTGAGTCAGTCGAAACAACATTGGAAGAGGCAAGCCGGTGTCCGAAGTGCGGAGAGATCGGCGAGCTTACCCAGAAGAGAGCACTGCGAGGGAGAGGCATAACTCGTGGAGCACAACTCAACATCTATACCTGTCGCAATACACGTTGCAGGTGGTGCAACGAAGTGTGTCGAGCAGTACAGGTAAACCCTGACGGAACAATTCCACCACCACTGATGAAGCGGGAGAAGCAGTTCCCCAAGGTTCCCGACATCGGCGATCAGGTTAATGCAGCGCTTGAGCGTCAGCTTGGCCTAGAACTAGGTGGCGGCGCCGAGGTCAACAGATGACCGGATTGTTACTAGCTTCCTTGGTAATAGTCATGATGTACCTTGGAAGTTGGATCAGCATCGATATAAGAGACTCAAGAGAGACAAACCGCTAGGTAAAGACGCTTAAACACCAGATTCCTTTGGTCTAATAGCTAGTCTACTTTGTTAGACATCAGGTTAGATGTTTCTTAGTTACTAGCTATTACACGAACGGAATCCGGAACGAAAGAAGGCATTGTGGCAACACGACGCGAAATGAGTATGCAGGCAACAAAGGACTTGCATATGCTAAACCTGGGTTGGCGTGAGTTGTTCGGATCCGGTAGCGACGAATCCATCGTGGGTAAGTCCAATCAGGACATGTACCATATTCCGAGTGGCCTCCGTGATCTGATCGACAAGATCATAGAAGAGGGAATCGACTACATCAACGTGTCCCTTGAAGGTACTGAGCACGCCGAAGACTGGGAGCCAGAACAAAGGTTCGACGCCGTCTTTAATGGTCTAGTACACGTCAGCCGTATGATGGCTGGTCGGTTCTACCAGCTTGGACAGCATATGGTAACACGTCTACCGTACGACAAGCTCACTCCATGTCCTTGTTCAACTCTCGTGGACGACGAGCTGGATGAGTTCCTAAAGATGGCGGCGTTGGTAGACGTGCCACTTCCGGACTTGAAGGGTGAAGGTTTTGTGATCAAGAACTTTGATCGCAGCAAGAAGCCGGAGTAACACATGAAGTTGTACCCCTTCCAAAAGGTAATGGTTGACAAGTTCGAGTATGTGCCTGGTGTACTTTGCGGCGACGACATGGGTACTGGCAAGACAGTTGAAGCCCTAGCACTTGACTTACGAAGACGGACAAAGCAGCTGGATGGCTACAAGCAGACAGACTGCAAGACGTTGATCATTGCACCATCGACGGTTCTATCGTCTTGGTACGATCACATCAAGCGGATCTGGGTCGGTGCCAGGGTTGTAGTAATCAATCCGAAGAACCGACAAGACCTTATCAACAAGCTACATGAACCATATCACTACTACGTCGTTCACTGGGAAGCACTACGCCTAGTGGAAGAGCTGCGAGACGTTCATTGGTGGCATATTATCGCCGATGAAGTTCACCGCGCCAAGAATCCTAAGTCGCAACAAACACAAGGGCTGAAGAAGCTTCGTACAAGCTACAAGACAGCGTTGTCTGGAACCCCTGCAGACAACGCACCCCAAGACCTTTGGTCGATCCTAAACTGGCTGTACCCTAAGGTGTGGTCTAGCCACAACAGGTTCGATAACTACTTCGTCAAGATTCAAACCCATAACAAGGGTGCCTGTTTCGCCATCATGACCAAGGAAGACGGAACAGAAGAACCTTGTGGTGGATATCACAAAGGTACGTTCAAGAAGGTAACGGGTGTAGCACATATCGACGAGCTGGCAGAAGCCATTGCGCCGTACTACATCCGTCGCCTGAAAGAAGAAGTGATCGACGATCTTCCGGAGAAGTACTATTCGGAGATCAAGGTCCAGCTTGCTCCGAAGCAACGTCGTATCTACGATCAAATGCGTAGTGAGATGCTCGCGTGGGTAGGAAAGCATGAGTCTGAACCTATCGCAGCACCGATCGTTGTTGCGCAGCTGATACGATTGAAGCAGTTCGCTCTCGCCTTTGCCGAGCTAGAGTGGTTCATGAAGAAGAATCCTGAAACAGGCGATGAAGAGGGATTCACCAGAGTCAAGCTGTCGGAGCCATCATCCAAGCTCGACGTAGTTATGGAGAAGATTGGTGACAATCCTGACAAGCAAGTCGTTGTTTTCAGTGAATCGAAACAAATTATACGACTGCTCGTCGCCAGACTCAAAGCCGCGAACGTCTCTCACGTGGTGCTCACTGGTGACACACCACAGCACCATCGCGGTAGTTTGGTCGACACGTTCCAAAATGGGAGTGCACGCGTATTCGCTGGAACAATTCATGCGGGTGGCGAGGGCATTACACTCACAGCCGCTTCAACAGTCATTTTCCTTGACAGGACATGGAACCCATCTAAAAATCGGCAGGCTGAGGATCGCCTTCACCGTATCGGTCAGAAGAACGCCGTCGAAGTAATAGACGTCGTTGCTGATGACACGGTCGATCGTGGCCGCTTGCAGATGATCAAGCTCAAATGGTCCTGGTTGAAGCAACTCCTAGGTGACAAGACAGTAGTAGAGATCGAGGCGTAATGCATATCTATTATCACTCCTCAGGTAAGACCGATCTCGATGCAATCCGCAAGGATGCTCATTACCGAGTAATGGATGCAATTTGGCCTGAAGAGTCACTCATCCATCTTCACCCCAAGCACGAACCACGAAGCCCGAGTAACAATTTCGAGCTAGTAGAAGTGGAGTGTGCGGTGGGTCCTAAGGACCGTAGTTCCGAACTCCCTGACCACGAGTGGGTACTCTTCGCTGAGCGGCTCGAAGCATCCAAGCCAATCCTGTCCGATGAGGTATTCGTAGACCCTAACAGCAAGATACTGACTTGGAAGGATCCAAATGACAAGTGAAGTACCAGCAGACGCCGCACCTCAATTCGGGGTGCGGCTTCCTGTGTCCCCAGAAATCGAGCCAGACGGCTACCTAAAGATCAGCTTCAAGTCAGGCATAGTGGTAGTCCTTCTCTTCGCCAACATCAGAGGGTGGCGCCTTGAGAACGGTTGGCTTCGTGTCTTTTTCAGTACTGGTAACACAAGCTATCCTGCTTCTTCCGTCGAGTATGTCGAGTGCGAGTACAACTCGACCGAAGTTCAAAACCAGATCGAGGTTCAGCAGTTTGGTAAAGGTCCCACCGATATCTTCAGCTGCCCAAAGTGCGGAGGTGAAATCAGGTGAAGTACGTCCTACTCGAGTTCGACAGCGATGAAGACGCCGATGCATTTGCAGGCACAATGCAGACCGTTACTGAAGAGCCTACCCAGACCATCAGGGTGAAGGGCATCTTCAAGAAGCCTTCACAGTTCTGTGGATGCCCATCAGTAGCCAAAGAGCCGAAAAGCGTTCGAGGCGTCAAGTGGGGCTGGTGGATTCACGCAGCCTGTGGGAAGCCTCGAAAAGGTCAGTGGCAGCATCCTCGGAACCTTCTCGATCCGGCCGATATCCCACCACAGGAACGTAACATGTTCCTTGGTGTTGTGGAAGGAGGGCCGAAGTATGGAAGGACAGGCTCCTGGAAACCTGAGGGTTTGTAAGCATTGTGGTACATCCATTAAGTGGCGTGGGGAGAAGTGGCAAGCCACTGAGACGCTCAATCAGAAATGTCCGGAGAGTGCTTCGGGACATCGACCCAGCAACAAGCTTCGCCCGGACCAACTGAAGTCCATTGGGCAAGCAAAGAGTTAAGTACGTGCTTCTGCTAAACAAACACCCACAGGGCGGGTGGTAGGAATGTTCGCAACAAGTTATGTAGATCCAAAGTCATGGGACCGTGTTTGGTACGAGGTTCGTTGTAAATGCGGACATACTGCTCCGAGAAATGAACAAGCTTACCTGGCACGTAAAAACGCGGTCGCAAAAGGGTTCGTAAGGAACAGATGCGAAAGGTGCAGGTGAACATGGACGTTAACACAGAACTGGCTATCGATGCATTCAGGCGGCTGGCACGTGCCGAGCGTCGTGTCGAGAGGCTCACCGAGGAGCTGGAGATGGCCCTTCGGCACCCAATCGACCTGGCTGCATACGCCAAGGCAACGGACTCGGAGTCGGTTAAGTCATGACACTTATTCAAGAAAACCTAACCGAGATTGACGGACACTTTCAACTCAAAGTCGGAACTGAAACGGAACGCGAGACACTCCAAACCGGATCGAAGCCGCACGAGAATCCCCTCGTAGACGGAACCGTTCCTGTCTATGAGGAAGTCACAACAACTTGGTGGCGTGTGTACTTGTGGGGGAAAGAGTCCCGCGACGACGAGCCACTCATCGATGTCGACAAGAAGAAGGACGCAATCGACTTCCTTCGCAAGTTGTCGAACGAAGCACTGCAAGCCATCACAGTTCTGGAGAACATGGAATGAAGAAGGTCATAGTTTTGGTTGCAGTAGTGTTGACACTTGCTGCCTGCGATCCACATACGGGCGGGCATCCAGCTCATCGACCGACGCAGAGTGCTGCATTGAAGGGAGGTGAGGCCTAGAAAAGTCGCGCCAAGTCCATAATTCGCAACTAGCCTGGAGAGAAATGAAAAAGGTTCTACTCGCAGCATCCACAGCCCTACTACTCCTCGTCGGCATTCAGCTGGTTGCGGTGCAACCCGCATCTGCAGCTTGGGCCGACTGTCCCGCCGGTCTGTTCTGTATCTGGGACGGCGCTGGTGCAACAGGCAATCGACTGACACTCTCGTACAGCGGCTCCGGCGGTCAGCTCGTGTGCAACTTCCTCGGTGGCTACTGGGACAACCGAGACATCAGTGTGTACAATCGGCTCGGGTCTGGCAGATCGGTACTGTTCTTCAACAATGCCTGCTCGACGAACGGAAGCATCCAGCCGGTCGACGTGATCTGCGCTTCCTGCAACATCTCGTATTTCCCCCAATCCCCCGCCTATCGGACGTACTCGACCTACACGATCGGAGTCGCACGATGAAACGTGCTTTGTCCTTATTGGCAGCCCTACTGATGGTTGTCGTCGTAGGTCTCCTCGCGACGGGCTCGCCTGCATCGGCGGCGTTCTCCAACTGCCCGTCCAACAAGTTCTGCGTTTGGATCGACAGCAACGGCGGCGGAACGATGTACTACTGGGATACGGCCTATCTCGGTCACTGCCAGAACATCGGCTACCCGTTCAACGATCAGGTCTCGTCGATCAGGAACAACTACTCTTCACCCTGGAAGGTCAGCACGTACTACGATGCGAACTGCCTCGGCGGTATCACGTCGGACTACAGTACGTTCCAGGGCTACGTCGGCTCAGGTCAACAGATGAACCTGACCGGCTTCCACAACGACCAATCGTCGTCGTTCAAGGTCTACCAGTAGTGATCTGAAGGTCCCTCACAATCGGACTAATAGACTTTCAGTAGGACGATTGTGAGGCCCCTTGAGGTCAAATACGTGGTGCAGGGTATAATTAAGTATAGTATAGGGGAGGGTTAAAAATTGAATCTAAACGACTACATCGAAGCTAAACTTTCACACTCAATTCACACGAGCGAACGTCTCAGCTTCCGAGGATGTCGTCGACGTCACCACTGGTTGTTCGTCGACAGATGGTACCCTCAGACAACTCCCAAGCCGTTAGAGTTCGGCAGCGCCTTTCACAAGGCGATGGAGACCTGGTACGACCCGGATATGTGGGGCAAAGACGCTGAGACTCGCGAGACACTAGCTCTGCTTGCATTTAAGAACATGTGCATCGAGCAGAAGAACCACTACGTACAATTGAATAACGGACAGATTGACCCAGAGCTTGATCAGGACTTCAAAGAGCGTGTCGCGCTTGGCGAAGGAATGTTACGCTATCACTGCTCAAAGGTCAGTCCGAAGCTAGACGGATGGCGCCTCAAACCGATCAAGGTAGAGATCGAGTTCGAGGTGCCTATTTGTAACCCTGAAGGCCGAGTCGTTTGGTGTAAGTGCAACCAGTGCTGGAAGCTCTTCATGACACACTTCAAGGCAGATCCTGAAGACACTAGCCAAAAGGTTTCATGGCCTGGACTTCCTGTTACCTATGGTGGCCGTATCGACTGCCTGATGGAAGATGAGCATGGGCGCCTTTGGATCGTTGACTGGAAGACAGCAGCTCGTCTGTCCGGACAGGAAGAGGGCGACGCTCCCGACGAGTTCATCCTACTCGACGACCAGATCACTTCGTACTGCTGGGCCCTGTGGGTATTAGGACTCGACATCGCTGGGTTCATCCACCACGAGATCAAGAAGGCATTCCCGATCGAGCCTGAGCCGAACAAGGTCCAGCGTAAGGGATGTTGGTACTCCGTTAGCAAGTCGCAAAACACTTCGTACGACATTTACCTCGAGACCATCGGCGAGGGCGACCCTCAAGGTCTCGCAGCGGGAGCGTACGACAACTTCTTGGAGTGGTTGAAGGATGAAGGTCCGAGGTTCTTCAGTCGGAAGCAGGTACTTCGTACGCCGACAGAACTGGCTAATGCGGGATATAACATCTGGCTCGAAGCCATGGACATCATCGATCCGGCCCTTCGTGTTTACCCATCTCCCGGACGCTTTGCATGTACGTTTTGCGCTTACCGCCAACCTTGCCTTGGTACGAATCGAGACGAGGACGTCGAGTATATGTTCCTCTCGAACTATGAAAAGCGTATTCGTCGTTACTGGGAGATCGAACCCATGAGCACCGAGAGCAAGGGCGGACGATGATAGTCATGTGCGACTGCTCAGGCTTCGAGTACTGGTACAAAACCGACAACGAGGAAGACATAATTGTTGTGTGCGAATGTGGTCACACAACCACTGAACACCTCGATGGTAAGGGCTCATGTACCGGCGAAATAGAAATCAAGGGCAAACAATGAGACTGATCTGCAAGCTTCGGATCCACTGGCCACGCTACGCAGGCAAAGATGTCAAGGGGCACAACTACTACGTCTGCCGTTGCTGTGACGTGGTGATGGTATGAGGCACGTATGGGCAGTTGTTGCAGGTGTACTAGGAATTGGCAGCGTCGCTACTGCATATGTCGTAACCCACACAGGCCGCGACGCTACTATCGTCGCTAACGTTGCTATCATCGTCATCGCAGTGATGATCTGCTGGGTAGCGTTTTGTCAGGCAATGAACGGTAACTAAAGGTCCAAACCGATGAGGACCGCAAGAGAAGGAGAGCAATGACACATCCGAGAGTGATCGACGGAGTCAGCCGAGTAACAAGTCTGACGCCAGGAACGATTGCAGGTCTCAAGCTGGAGAAGGTCGCGGACGTACCTCCTCACTTCAACCTGATGATCTACGGCAAGTCAGGTGTCGGTAAGACTCGACTTGCAGGTTCAGCCTTCGCAGTTCCGGAGATGCGTCGAGTGCTGTACATCGACATCGAAGGCGGTGTGCTGACTCTCAGGAAGGAATTCCCTGGCGTCGAGCGAGTCCGAATCAAGACCTGGAAAGAGATGCAGGCTGTATACGATGCACTCTACGCAGGAGGTCACGGCTTCTCGACTGTCGTTCTTGACAGCCTGACAGAGATCCAGAAGTTCAACATGAATGAGATCATGCTGAAGCTCTTGGACGACAAGGGCGACGAGCGCGACATGGACGTCCCAAGCATTCGCGAGTGGGGCAAGAACCTCGAACAGACTCGGCGCTTCGTTCGTGCGTTCCGTGACCTTCCAATGAACGTGATCTTCACGGCGTTGGAACGTGAAGACATGGATCGGATGAAGCGACCCATTAAGCTCCCGTCACTCAGCGGGAAGATGGCCCAGGAAGTCGCAGCATTCCTGGACATCGTATTGTACTACAACATCAAGGAGGTGGTTGTAGACGGCGAGGAAACGCAGGTACGAGTCCTGCAGTCAGCGGCTACCGAGTCAACAGTTGCAAAGGACCGATCAGGTCTTCTCCCACCTGTCCTAGTAAATCCGGACATGGAGCAACTGTACGACATCATTGTCCGTCAGACAGGTATCATGAGCGCAGCTAAGATGGAAATCGAAAATCCCAAACCTACCAAACCAAACATGGAAGTAACCGACGAAGCGCTTGCGCTACTAAACCCAGGAGTAACAAGTGACTGATCCCAGCGATTACATGGAAGACATGGACGACGATGGCGGCTTGTACGTCAATTTCTCGGAAGAGGAAGCAGCTTCCGAGTCGCGAGACATCGAGCCTCTTCCGACCGGCAAGTACCTGATGACGATCACCGACGTGAACCTCAGGGAGTGCGGCCTGGCAAGCAAGAACCCTGGCAAGCCATACTACGCCATCGAGTTCACCGTCGTCGCCGACAAGAAGGGTGGACAGTTCGTCAACCGTAAGTGCTGGACGAACGCTATGCTCTTCAACCCGGCGTTGTACACCATCTCGAACATGATGAAGGCGCTCGGCCTTCCCGTCAGCTCAGGTCGGATGCGCGTACCTTCGCCTGACTTCTTGATCGGCAAGGTCATGATGGTCGGCGGCCTCTACGTCGGAGAGCAGAAGGACAAGCAGGACCCGAGCAAGACCTACCAGCCGAAGTTCGAGCCGAAGGGCTTCTGGGCCGAGGCGCAGTGGACTGCAGCTGCTGGAACCGCTACGACCAAGACCAAGTCGGGGGCGCGTTCCTCTCTGCTGTCGTAATGTACTGTAACTGAACTATAGTTACAGTAGAAGGCGAACGCCAGGAATCGGCGAGGTTAGCCTAGTAGGCCCGGGCCGAACGGGTGCTCATATGGAAGTTCGATTCCTGGCGTTCCTTACTAATTGAATAGGAGGTGAGTAATGGCAACACCGGCCTCGCCGGAAGAACAACGCCTAAGACAGGAAACGTTCTTCAAGCTGCTGTTCGGGACAGAAGCAGATGGATACGTATGCGTTGCGTACATAACAAACATTACAGGCAAGAAGGGCTTTACGGAAGAGTTCTTTAAGTACCCAGAAGACCTTCCAAGAATGATGCACCATATCTCCCAAAACAAGGCAACGGCAAATGTGTACTTCTGTCCCCAGCTCCTTAAGACTAACCAACGTGCGCCTGGAACAAAGAGCGCAAGAGTTAAAGAGAACGTCAAGATGTGTACAGCGGCTTGGGCTGATCTCGACGCGTGTGATCCATCACTTATGCTCGTCGCCCCATCGATCATAGTCCAAACGTCGCCCGCAAGATGGCAGGCCCTGTGGGTTTTCGACAAAGCAGTAACCCCCGCGGTGGCCGAGCAAGTAAGTAGGAACATCACGTACCACCACGTACCAGATGGTGCTGATAGTGGTGGCTGGGATCTTACGCAGCTGCTTCGTGTGCCTGGAACGTTCAACATGAAGTATGCACTACCGTACGAAGTCCAGATCTTAACGGCGAAAAAGACTTACTACCACATCGAAGACTTTAGCGACTACGCCGAATCACGAGTCAACACCCTTGACCATGATCCAATGCCTGAAGTGCTTCCCACCGAAGCTGCAGTAGACATCCTGCAAAGGTATCGAAGATCGATCAACCCAATCGTATTTAGCATTCATAGTCAACCGCCTAATGACGACGAAGAAGGTGGATGGAGCAAGCCGTTATGGCAGCTTCAGATGCTTTGCTTCGAAGCCGGTCTGTCCCGAGAAGAAGTGTTCGTTGTAGCTTCAGACGCAGCCTGCAATAAGTACAAGCGCGATGGCAAGCACCCACGTCTGTTATGGGAAGAAGTTTGTCGCGCATACCTTATGACGGTTGAGAAGCTTAACATCCTTGTACCTGAGACAGAAAAGCAAGCCCCCCTCATTACGCCTGACGAGCTCAAGTCTCTGGATGGCTACGAAACATTCGTCGAAAGGTACATAGAATGGGCCAGTACTCTTGGGGACGCGGCAGTAGCGTACCACCAAGCCGGCGCCCTTATGATCCTCAGTTCACTTCTTGCTGGTACGATTCGCTTGCCAACCTCGTTCGGGACCATTATGCCGAACTTGTGGTTCATGCTTCTGGCGGATACGACGCTGACACGAAAATCGACTGCTATGGATATAGCAATGGACATGCTGGACGAGGTGGACGACAACGTCCTCTTGGCAACAGATGGCTCGCTAGAAGGGCTCATGCAGTCACTAGAAATCCGGCCTGGAAAGCCATCAATGTTTCTGCGCGACGAGTTCTCGGGGCTCATCGAAGCGATGGCGCGCAAGGACTACATGGCTGGCATGGCCGAGGCTCTTACAAAATTGTACGACGGCAAGACCATGAAAAGAGTCCTCAAGCGTGAAACGGTGACGGTTAGGGAACCATGCCTCCTGATATTCGCAGGCGGGATCAAGACGCGAATCCAGTCGTTATTGACCCTAGATCATGTATCATCTGGTTTTGTCCCGCGGTTCTTGTTCTTAACGGCGGAATCGGATGTGAGTACCTTACAGCCTTTGGGACCTCCAACGGAGCAGAACTTGGCTGGACGTCAAGTCCTCCTCGATGAATTGGAAGAGCTTCGCGACCACTACATCTTTAACACCGAGGTAATCGTTAAGGGTAAGACCGTAGATATCTCGGAAGGTAGATGGAATGCGGAGCTAACTCAGGAGGCTTGGCAGAGATACAACAGGCTCGAAGCGACCTTGCTTTACGCAGGCGTAAATAACGACCAGCCAGACATCATGACGCCGGTGTACGACCGGTTGTCTAAGTCCATATTGAAGGTTGCTGTACTTATCGCAGCGTCGCGATTGCAGCAAGACATTGTAACTGTCGAGGTAGAGGACCTGTTGCTTGCAATCAAGTACGGAGAAGGTTGGAGGGACTATGCTACCGAGATCATCAACGGTATTGGACGTTCCGCCAACGAGATCCTACTGCAACGGATCTTCAAGAGTATACGTCGAAATCCTGGCGTGACTCGATCTCGATTGATGCAATGGTACCATCTCGAAGCACGTCAAGCCGACATTGTCTTCGGGACTCTCGAGCAGCGTGGGCTTATCTTGTCGTCACGTCTTGGGAGAACATTCGTTTACGAAGCAGTTGGAAGGATCAAGTTCAATGACCCAAAAGCAGTTAGCGCTAGCAATCGTTAGTGGTGGGCTCGATAGCACCACCATGGTATACGACTTGCTAGCGCAGGACTACAAGGTTGAAACTGTCTCGTTCAACTACGGACAGCGTCATCGCAAGGAGCTTATCTTCGCGTCGAACACATCGAGGGCGCTCGGACTTCGTCACAGCGTCATCGACCTCTCCGGCCTCACCCCATTCATCTCGAACAGCGCACTCACTTCGCACCCAGGTACATCTGACACCTACGGTACTGAAGGTGGCTGCAAGCACATCGACGTGCCTGAGGGTCACTACGCTCAGGACACCATGAAGCAGACGGTTGTACCTAACCGTAACATGATCATGCTGTCCATCGCATGTGGTATGGCTGTGAATCGTCAGGCGAATACAATCGCTATGGGCGTCCACGCAGGTGATCACTTCATCTACCCGGATTGTCGTCCGGTGTTTATCTACACGCTCGGTCAGGCAATGCTTGCTGGCAACGAAGGTTTTCACAACTTCGACATCGAGCTTGATCCGACCCGAGATGCTCAAGTCATCGCTGAAGGTTTCACTAGCGTAGCCAAGCCAATCACAACACCATACCTAAACTCGACGAAGGCCGACATCGCTTATCGTGCGCTGCAGCTTTGTGTTCCGTTCCACCTGACGTGGAGCTGCTACAAGGGCGGCGAGAACCACTGTGGCCGTTGTGGCACGTGTGTCGAACGTCTCGAGGCAATCGACGAGGCACTTCGCAAGTTCAACAACGAGCGCCCGGACGACTTCCCGTACACGGATTCAACGGTATACGACGACACTGAGTACTGGAAAATCGCCACTACTCATCGATCCATGGAGGCAAGTAACTAATGACCTTGCAGGTCAATGAGATCTTCGGACCTACGGTCCAGGGGGAAGGGGCAGCAAGTGGTAGACACTGCCTCTTCCTCCGGATGGCGGACTGTAATCTTCGGTGCACGTGGTGTGATACTGCATACACGTGGGCGTTCAACGCGGAGCTCGCCAGCAAGCTCGAAGTGCCTATCATTCACGACAAGGCTGCGAACCGCAAGACAATGCAGGTCGACGAGGTTATCTCCGAGCTTCGCAAGCTATGGGATATAGCTACTTGGCCTACCATGCTTGTCATTTCTGGTGGTGAGCCTATGATGCAGCAGCGCGATTTGCTGCCACTCATTCAGACGCTGACTGGCTGGGGAGATTCGATTCACATCGAGACAGCCGCAACAATAACACCAACGCTTCCATTCGATAGACACGTAGCACAATACAACGTGTCGCCAAAGCTGAAGCACAGTGGTAACATAATCAACAAACGTCGTCGCTGGGAAACGCTAGAGTACTTTGCACAAAGTCCTAAGGCGTGGTTCAAGTTCGTAGTAAGATCCACGGAAGACTTTCCCGAGGTCGACGAGATCGTTCGTGTCGCAGGTATTGATACGAATCGTGTAATGGTCATGCCTGAAGGTACAAGCGTTGCGCAGAACGTCGATACAGCTCGACGCATCGTGGACCAAGCAATTGCGCGTGGATACGGACTATCATTCCGTACACACATCCTACTATGGAGCGACACAAGGGGCAGGTAATGGGCGAGCATGTTAGAAGTTTCCTGGATGATGGTTACGAAGGGATAGAGCCCGAAGTGATTCCAATCAAGTATCGTGTCGAAGTATACGACGGGGAGATCGACCCTGTTGTGGTTTACTCGACGTACGGTGGGTGGAACGTCGAAGGTGCGTTCGTCATGGTATACGACGAGAATGGCCTAAAAATAGGTCATCTCCTTCCTCCATGTACCATGATCAAGACAGCCGAGGTCGCACCGGAGTCAAGTCGCTCCGAGCAGCTCGCCGACAAGATGACCGAAAAGGTCGAAGCAAATCTCGAAGCCGCTCAGATGCTTTTGCAACTGGGAGACGACTCGTGAGCCATCGAGCAGGTATCTACGTAAGTCACAATGCTGAGATCGCACATCGGCTCATGAACCTGCCAGGTAAGTGCGAGCACATTCATGGTCACTCGTTGCAGATCGAGATGCATATCGCAGGACATATCGATGAGAAAGGTCTTCTCGCTGGACTCGATTTCGGATCGGTGAAGAAGGTCTTTCGTACGCTCATCGACGAGCAGCTCGATCACCAACTCCACCTCAACTACAAAGATCCATGGTCACGTGAACTCATCAACGATCACCAGTACGATCCCATGAAAGAAGTTCCGGCAATCTCATGGAGTACTTTGCCTGGTCTGCGTACATGGCCAGGAGATCCTACGACGGAAAACATCGCCAAGTGGATCTGCGAAGCCATGTGCGACAAGTTTGGAGCCAAGTTCCCAATAAGGATCTTTGTCCAGGAAACAAACACCAACGGAGCTGAGTACCAGCTACCATAAGGAGTAGCATGTTACGTACACGTACAGGCAAGCAGAACCGTAAGGGTGCTATCGATCGTATGGCAGCACTATTGGAGAAGAACCTTCTCAAGCGTCTGAAGAGCGAAGGCGCAGACGAGAAGGAGATCGCCAAGCACCGAAGCGAGTCGGTTCCGAATCGTGCGCACCTCCGTTCGATGGGGATGAATCACACCCGACGTACGGGAAAGCCATTCGGACGTCTCACCCGCTTTCGTCTGTCGCCCCCATCGCTACAGACGTTGGTCGCCATTCACCAAGAACAGGACAACGGTGCTATACGGAAGATCGTTGTGCCAAGGGCTCAATTCGAAAACAAGGACGCCTAATGCCTGGAGAACAACCAATACCTGAAGAGTTGCAAGGCGTGTTCGAACGAATGGGCCTGGACTTAGTCCGACGGAACCATCCATCTCTTGCACATATGTTTGCCGATCCTGAGAAGGAGGCGATCGAAGCGGCTGAGGTACTTCTTCGTACTTCCGCAGGTCTCGACGTCAACGACATACATGGTCAGGACACACCAACACGATTCGTTCACATGCTGAAGGAGCTTACCGAACCACTTCCGATCAAGTGGAAGTGCTTTCCGAATGATGGAATGGACGAGATGATCATCGTCCGTAACATTCCATTCGTGAGCCTCTGCAATCATCACGTTATCCCGTTTATTGGGAAGGCAGACATAGGCTACGTGCCGGGTGAGTTCGTGGCCGGACTAAGTAAGTTCGCCCGTGTTGTACATCACTTCGCCAAGGCTCTACAGGTTCAGGAACGACTCACTCAACAGGTTGCAGACTTCCTCGAGAAGAACCTCAAGCCTCGTGGCGTTGCGGTTGTCATGGAAGCAGAACACCTCTGCATGACAATTCGCGGTGTACAAACACCGGGCACTAAGACGTACACGGCCGTCATGTCAGGTGTATTCAACGATCACACCCGGACCGCAAAGGCCGAATTCCTTTCAAGATTGAATGGTGGTCACTAATGCCTGATATAACCGACGACTTCAAACGTCAGGCTGACGAGGAGCACATGACCTTTCGTGGGTCAGCCGAGGCTGAAGAGGCCGCACAAGAGCTCGCAGGGGTCGTCTTCGCCTTGAGTGAAGAGTTCGATCGCATGACCGAAGAGCGTCATGGAATGGGCGCCGAGAAGTATGGCCCCGGAAAGTTCCTAACCGTCGATACCATCGAGGAAGCGCTCCACGAGATCGTCGATCTAGCCAACTACGCCCGATACACCTACATCAAGCTGCGTCTACTACAAGAGTCAATCGCAGCTGCACTTCCACCGGACAGTCTCGAGTCAGGCTTCATCAAGTCCTCCCGATTCACAAGCGTAAAGGAACAGTAGTGCGCGCAGCATTAATCCCTCCTAAGGGGTATGAAGAGGAAGCACTTCACAGTGACATCCACCTAGTGTTGCCACTAGCCTCGCTGCGTCGCAACCTTTCATACCTGAGAACATACGCAACAGCTCGGGCACGTGGGCACTACATCATCCTAGACAATGGGTGTGCTGAGAATCAGCTCGCTAACGGTGAAGATCTTCTGAACTTCGCCCGAGCTATCAAGCCGCACGAGATTGTTGCACCTGACGTTATGAACGACGCAGCTGCAACACTCGAAGCAACAAATGCCTTCCTAGACGAGTATGGTCCGGAAGCATCGAACTACAACATCATGGGCGTACTACAAGGACAGGAGCTAAGCGACAGACAGTTCCTGCTAAAGAAGTACGCTCAGAATAGTTTGATCACCGCCATCGGGATTCCGAAGGTCCTCGTTACACATGAAGACCTAGAGATCCGTCGGAAGATCGCACGTGCTATCCATAGAGTCTATCCAAAAAGGTTTAAGATCCACTTACTCGGATTGAACAGCATATATCCACAAGAGATGTATCACGTACAATTCGAGGGAGTCCGATCTATGGACTCAGCACAGCCGTTCAAGCTGGCAGAGGTTGGTAAGCAACTTACCACAATCGATGCCTGGAGCACACGACGATCCGATTACTTCACCGTGAAGAAGGAGGTTGACCCTAGAGTACTAGCAGCTAACATTCGAATCTTCAAGGAATGGGCAGGACAGTGAAAGCTGAAGCGCTAGGAGCTGATTGTTCCCACTGCCCGCTGCGAGACGCCCCGTATGTGCCTTCGCAAATCCCACAGGGGGTGAAAGCAGCTGGAAGAGATCTGTGGCGCCCGAGAGCTGAAGGCGAACGTAGATTAGTTGTAGTCGGTGAGGCTCCTGGTTTCTACGAGGGGACTTACGGAAAACCATTCACGGGACCTAGCGGAAAACTGCTGGATGCTGTACTTAAGCATCACAGTATAAAACGAAGCGAGGTACTTCTTACCAATGTTTGTCTATGTAGGCCTGAGAGTAACGCAACTCCTCCTCGTAGTGCGGTTACTGCATGTAAGGCTCGTCTCGCACGGGAAGTACAGCAATTCGAGACTACCGATATCATTGCACTTGGCGGCACGGCGGGCACCCTTCTGGTTGACGATCCAGGCACAATTACCACTCTCCGAGTTGGCCCACCTAAGACTGGCGCAAGATTTCTCAGTGCAAATGCGGGCGAGGCGAATCATATCCGGGTTGTTCCGACTTGGCACCCGGCGTACTGCCTGCGCAATGCAGATGCGTTTCCAGCGCTCGTTTCGGATATAGGGAAGCTGAAGGAGAGTAGACGTGAGTCTTGGCGTGAACCTGAGTGGCGAGCATTTGACGATGTTGATCAGACGCTCGCAGTCATCGACGAACTGGAACGACTTGAGGGACCTCTCGTTATCGACATTGAGGTGGGTATTGAGAAAGACGTCGCCGGCGATGACCACCCGAACAACTACTCTCTACTTTGCGTGGGAATTGCTTACGCAAGGGGACGAGCTGTGGTGTTGGGTGAGCATCCACTTACCGACCCTAAGGTGGTCAGTCGACTGCGGGAGCTCTTTCGTGGAAAGCGACTCATTGCTCACAACGGCAAATTTGACCTTGCCGGACTTTACCCCAAGCTCGGAGCCCTCGAGCTCTGGTTCGATACCATGCTCGCCTCCTACTGTCTCGACGAACGACCAGGTAACCATGGTCTTAAAGTCCTCGCAGTAGAAAAGCTTGGCGCTCCGAAGTACGACGACGAGATCAAGCGGTTCATTCCTAGGCGTGGTAACTACGCGAACATTCCACGACCAATCCTCTACAAGTACAATGCATATGACGTAGCATGTACTTGGGAACTGTACGAGCTATTCACAGAGGCGATGGAACGTGAGGACGTTCGTAAGGTCCATGACTTCCTGGTTAAGGCTTCCAACCAGCTCATGTTCCTAGAGTTGAATGGGATCCAGATCGATCGGGATGCCATGGCGAAGCTTGAGACGGAGTACCTCAACCGTCTCGATGGCATCGAGAATGAAATGGACGTCGTCATCCAGAAGTCAACAGGGCATTTGGATGATGGTGCATGGCTTGGAATCAACCCACGATCGCCGAAGCAAGTTAAGGCGTATCTAGAAACGCAGAAGGTGCAAGTTGCTTCTACGAACGAAGAAACACTCACAGCGCTGCTCACCCGACTGCCTGTTGGGAGTGCCCGAAGAGAGTTTGTCAAAGCTCTTCTCAGGTATCGACGACAGCACAAGCTCTACAGTACATATATCGCTGGAATCCGCAAACGAATGTACCGCGGACGTGTTTATACTACTTACATGCTCCACGGTTCGACGTCAGGACGGTTGGCATCTCGAAATCCAAATCTCCAGAACATTGTACGTGATAAGGAAATTAGACGGCAGTTTGGTGTCACACGACCTGAGAATGTCCTAATCCAAGCCGACTACAAAAACGTCGAAGCTCGAGTGATGACGTTCCTAGCTCAGGACGAATACCTCCGACAAATCCTGAGCAATCCTGATCCGGACTACAAGTTCTTCAACGAGTTGTCCGATCAGTTGTACGGCTCAGGCAAGTGGGGCAAGGAAGAATACATTCGAACTAAGGCATTCTTCTACGGCATCGGTTATGGTCGAGAGTCTTGGTCCGTCGCAAAAGAGTATAACTTGTCGGCTAGTGAGGGCGAGAAGCTATACAGAGGCTTTACGAATCTGATCCCGGACGTGATGAGGTGGCAAGAGGGTATCAAGGCGCATGTACTGTCGGGCAAGCCCCTTGTCACTCCATTCGGAAGACATCGACGATTCTGGTTGATCACGGATCAGAACAAGCGAGAGGTGATGAATGAAGCGCTGTCCTACCTGCCACAATCAACTGCCTCCGACATCTGCCTTAGCGCTCTTATACGTCTGCGACCGATGTTGCGTGGTCTGGGCTTCATCCGACTTACTATCCATGATGCACTTGTGGTTGAGTGTGCAGAAACTAGGACAGACGAAGTTTCGAAACTACTCAGTACAGTCATGGCCGAAGAGGGAACAAAGTTTACCGACTACGTTCCCTTCCCCGTCGACATCTCCGTAGGCAAGAACTGGGGTGACTTATAATGATACGGGAACTATACTACGACAAGTCACGACGCAGGCACATAATCAAAGTGATTAATGGTAAGCACTCGTTGCAGCTTGCCTACACCGCCCTTGAATTCAGAGATGCTGACCTAGAAAGGGATTATCGCCTTTTGGAAAACAAACTCTGGAGCGCTATAGATACTGAGGGACTTCATGCCTAGAGGACAAGCTTCACCTGTAGGAACGGAGAGAGTGGCACCCAATGGATACCAGTACGTCAAGACGCCCGAAGGTTGGGAACTCACCTCCAGAGTTATTGCCGAGCGAAATCTTGGACGCACTCTACGTGCTCATGAGTATGTCACTTTCAAGGATGGTAACCGTACCAACCTCGACCCATCGAACATCATTGTCCAGTTTCGCGGACGCACATCACTGAAGCGTAAGCTGGCACAAGTCGAAGCACAGATCGAAAGTCTTGAGGCGACCAAGATGGAACTAGAACGTCGACTTAGGATCCAGGAGAACCTTTAGCTATGGTGCGAGACTACCGAAACAGGAAGAACGTCTCCATCAGGATTCGGAAAGTACTTCTTCGTCAAGATAACAAATGCATCGGGTGTGGTAAAAGCCTTGATGCTGGCAACTTGTATGAAGCGTCCAAAGGATTGAAATGCGGAGCATGTGTTTTAGGTTTTAGCAAGCACGCAGGAAAGTCTAATTAACGTCTAATAGTCTTAGACCTAAGAGAGACAAGATGAATGAGCTTCTAGGAAACGATCAGCGCAGTTTTGTCTCTCTTAGGTCTAACAAGTGAATCTAGCAACGCCCACAGGGGCGATAGGCCACAAGGAGGAATGGATGAAAAGATTTGGTGAAGCACTTATGTGGACCGGGCTTGGCTTGCTTTTCGGGCTCGCTATTGGATGGGTCGCTGCATTGATTATCCAAGGAGTGCGTGTATGATCATCGTTGCAGGTGGAAGACAAACAGGTAAGACCACAGCTGTGTGTCGATGGATTGCAGAGGACCCAGACAGGCGATGCGTGATCGTTGCACATGAAGGTCGTGCACAGTACATCATTGATCGTCTTCGTAGTCACATCCGGGACTACCCGTGGAAGCACCACGTCATTACTGCCAACCAGATCGGGATCGGCGGATACTCTCGAGGAAGGAACCCTGCGTTTCAGTTCCCTCAGGTAGCCATCGACGATGCCGAAGAGGTCTTCAGGGTACTGTACGGCGTGACTCTCGAGTTCATGTCGATGAATGCTACGTACATTCCACTCGGTCCAGCTCAACCAGATGTCGTCAAGGCTGAGGCAACGATCACTCCACAAATCGCAGCTCGCATCAATCCCCTAGGATTGGATAGGATTTAATGGTAACATTCAGCCCGATGAAGTTGATCATCGCAATGGACCCAGGAGGTACTACGGGCCTGGCGTACTGGACCTTGGACGACTTGTGGGGTCGTGAGCAGATCGACTGCTGCGATGATGACTTCCGGCTCAGCACGTTGTTCAGCCGGCTCGAAGGCATTTGTCGGTATGCGCAACCTTTCACAGGCCACAAGAGCGTGCACATCGTCTACGAGCCGTTCGAGTTTCGCAAGGACGAACGCGACCGCTACAAGATCGACTACACCGCAGCAGAGGTTGTAGGAGCTCTTCGTCTCTGGGCGTACTCTCGAGACTACGTCAAGCTGGTTCGATCCGGTGCATCAAAGGGTAAAGGCTTCTGGATTGACGATAAGATCAAGGCACTCGGCCTGTGGGTTCCTGGCCAGCGGCACGCCATGGATGCCACTAGACACCTGCTTGCCTATCGTTCATTTCAGTTGAACGATCTGTCGCTCTTCGAACCGTTTCGACCACCTGCAACAGGCGTAGAGATTCTATAAGCGTATAGCTACAGATAGAACACTAGCCGGCAGCTGAGGGAGGGTGAATGCCCAGGCTGCCGGCTAGTGGTCTGTGTGGCGCTAGAACGGTTGGGAGGCGGACAAGTCAATGCCGACCACACTGATGATTTGTGTCCTAATCGTTCCTGCGCCTGTGACACGTCTGTGTTCGAGGTTCAGTGCTGCGACGTTACCATTTGGTGCGACACCAGACACCATGCTTGACCTTCTAACGATCAAGTCCACGTATTGAAAAGCTCCTAGTCCGATGGGTGTCACTAGAATGCTGTTGTTCCCACCATTCTCCGAAACGCGAAGCTCACTCGAGTTCGCAGCATCGTTCTGAACGATTACTCGGATCCGACAGTGCGGATGGTACATGTACCACTCTGCCGACATAATGAATGAGAACGTCGTCGAGGTGCTCGAGAAGTACGTGCCATCCGTGAACGATTGATGCAGTACTGGATCCGAGAAGCCTCTTCGAGCGTTGCCCGAGTCAGCTACTAACGGGCTTCCCGACTTGTCGTACAGGACAAGTGTAGGGAATGCAAAGCCAGGAAAGTCGTGGCCACCATCAACTGTTCCGACCTGCATAGCGATGTTGCCATCGACAGTGGTACCATCAGTGAAGTGGTCATCACCTTTCACTGAATTGGAACGTTGTATGCTATGGCTCATGCCTACTTCGCCATTAACACTGTTGTTTGATCCTGTGCTAATTAGACCTTGTGCGGCTATTGGATCACGACGGGTTGTAACGGACCCGCCCTGAACCGTGATGCCTGCAATGTTTACGCCCATGCTGCTTGCCTGAGGCGTCCGTTCTAGCTTGGACAGACGAGCTTCGAGCTCATTGATTTTGTCAATCAGATCCTTGTCAGTCCTATATCTACCCATTCTCGTCACCTGCAAAGATTATGGTGAACTCATCAGTCTGGTCCGACGCCTGTGGATTTAGAGTCCACTTGATAATCCGAGACGTAAATGTGAAGCCTTCAGGGAACCTGGGATCTTTGATATAGACGGTGCAAGCATCACCAAGTCCGAAGCTTCCAAACTCAGGAATCAGATTCGCCTTCAGTGTAGGCTTCATCACCAACATTGGTGGTCGCCTAATAGCTGCTTCCTGTATAGCTATCCCGTCGATCGTTGATTGATTGTCAACGTCCTTGTGAGGAGCTACAGAGTCCCATCTAGGAAAGCCACCGTCGAGAAGGTCTTGATGGATAACCTCTCGAGTTGGCATTGATGTGCCTTCACCATTTCCTAGTGTGAAGACGTTAGTCCCTGCATCTACCATTGACTCAGTAGCGTAGTAGTTTAAGATGTCACCGGGATATTCGAACGTCAGGTTCTTTGGATCAGCGCTACCCGTTATAGGATAGCCATAGCGAAGTGTTTTGAGGTAGTATTGACCTGACTTAGCAACATCGATCGTCCAGTCGAAACCGTCTGTGCCGGTGGCCAAGGCATCCATGACCTCGGAATAGTACTTGTAGTCAGTAGGAGCAATGTCCACATACTTCGGAACGACTATAGGCGGAGTAGCCGTTGGAAGGTTGATGTTTATATTGCGTCCCGGCACAGCTTGCATGTGCGCCCAAAGGTCCCGGAAGGTTTGAAGTTGATCAACTCCTCCTTCTGTGAATTGAGAACGTATAAGTTGCTTCGCCGGATACTTCTCGAAGCTGTTCGCAAATAGCTGCACTGACTTAGACTGACTTTGGTATACACGACTCCAAATAAATCCAGCCCAGACAGCTTGACCGTTACGCTCGCAGACTACCCAGGTTCGTCCTGGCGATGTTGCATCCAGAAGAATGCGGTTACTTATTCCCGTCTGGTCAAGGTTGAAAGAACCGTTGAACGTTCCTCCGACATTCAACTCCAAGTCCATAAAAGTTCCGTACAAAGGAATCTCCGCAACGATCTGTTCATCACGAAGAGACCCGAAGATGTATTTATAGTCAGTCATTGTTTAGCCTACCAGCCTTAGTCAGTAGGCGTTGCGGCCACCAGGTAAAGACTACATAAGCCGAAAACAAGATTACCGTTACGATCCTGCGACCAGGCCAATCACCAAAGATCTGACTCGCAAGAACTGAAGTGAAAAGCGCCCCAGTACAAAAGTACGTAACCATCATGAAGCGTCCAGCCTCACTACGACGCCAGGCCCCCCTACTACGGATGGCGTAGCGTAGGACGAAGGTAACACATCCAACAAGTCCCGCAGCGGTTATACTCCCAAGGAACCACTGGTACATTAGTTGCGCACCCCCAATGCTTTCATGATGGCCGGAGCCAACTCGTTTTCATGCACTATCTTTCTTGCCCGGCGAGAGAGATCATTTACTTTAGCATCGTCACTGTAAACCTTCTCAAGCCGTTCTTGGGCCCGAGCTATCTCTTCCGAGTGCTCAGACTTACGCCACGGCGGCCACTTCACGACACAGGCCTCGTCTCTTTGCTTATCGCCTTTATTTCCTCCAGCGTATGCACGATGATTTCATTCTGGCCAATAAGCCTATCGAATTGTTCATCGCGCTTATCCAGTGCCGCCTCAAGCTTGTTGTTCAGGTCCTTGAGATCATTGATCCTCTGGTTATGTGTCCAGCGCGGAATTAGGCCACCAAGGAACACGAGCATAAAGCAGGCGCTAGCCAAACCCCAAGGACCCAGCTGACCTAACTCCGCACCAAACATCTGGCTTCATTACCCCTTCGCTGTAGGCGTACCTTCATCGCCCGTGTGGGTATGTGGAACGTAGGTCGCCGGTCCGGGCGGTCCAGCCTGACCCTTGAGCGTATCCTGGTCGGGACCGAAGCACTTGTCGATTCGCTCTTGCGACCACGTGCTACGATCTCCCAGGTTCACGCCACCACTTTCGTAGATGTCTGTAAGAGCTCCGCCGTCAGGAATACTCCTACGAGCATTGCCACCAGACACCCACATTCCCTTGTTCCAGGTAAATACCTTCATGTCACTCACAGCCTCCGGTTGATGTACTGTACCAGTGAGCGCAAGTAGGTTCTGCATCGTACCCTGAAAGGCGTTCAGGTCGACGTTGTTACCTAACGAGCCAGCATCACCCTTTGACGTCATCTGGATGAACGTTGCGCGGTTCCAAGCACCATAGCCTGGAATCCACCAGCTGCTTGGAATGCGAGCAGCGAATACAAATGGGTCGTCTTGAATTGTATCTGTGTCGGCTACTAGGTACTGCGAATGCCACAGGAACGGAGTAACGTTCGGACCGTTCCAATTTCGGCTTCCGTCTGAAGGAGCCCACCACCACTTGCCTGTATACAGCAAGAATGGATGGTTGCCTGAAAGCTGATTCCATCTATCCTTCCACTGCAACACGTCTGTGTAGGTAGCATTGTCTTCACAGTCGAGCTGGATCAGCGTAGGCAGGCCTGGAACCAGGGCCTTAGTTCGTTCAAGCGTATTGAAGAAGAACTCCGCTTGCTGAACAGCTTGCCCATGATTGATCCAGTGATAGCCACCTAGTACTAGACCAGCGTCCCTAATCATTCGTGGCCATGTGTCGACACTAGGTGCAGTGAAGCTTGTACCTTGTGTGAACTTCATTGCTGCGAACGAGTAGCCCTGACGCTTAAGCAGGTTGAAGTCGATTCCTGACTGAAACGCTCCGTGAACATCTACTCCAACTAACATGTCACCCTCCTTTCCTTACACCGGAATTGCTTCAGTAACTCCTATTCGGATCTGCGTGTTGCTATTGCTAAAGACAGTCATAGTACCAGATCCGCTGAAGAAGTTGACGAGTAGACCTGCAGTATACGTACCGCTAGCTGAGGCGACAAACTCACCAATGAAGGTGTAGATATCACCGACTGTGACATCAGTGCCCACAATGTAGTCCAGCGAATTTGTTGTACTCGCATCACCAACAACAGCGGGGCCTGCACCTGTTCTGTGCTTGCCTTGGATGAGAGCCTGGCTAGCAGCTACAGATCCTTTGATTCTACCAGTAACTGTTAGAACATACGTGTTGTTGATTTCCGCAGTGAAGGTTACGTTGGCAACCACCGCATTGTTGCCAGCGGCAATAGTTTGGTCGCCAGCCGTAACATATGCAACACCTGCAAGGTACTTGCGCTTGGTCAACTCGATCCAAGTTGTACCACCATCGGAAGTTGTGTACATCCTGTTGTTGTCCGACTGGAAGATGGTCTGGCCGACGCCAACAGTTCCTGCGGCTGGTCGCGTAGCTGAGGTGCACAGGAGTACACCTGTAGCGAGGTACATACGCTTGTCAGTAATGTTAGCATTGGTGATCGAAGTGACAGCTGCGCCTACTGCTACCTGAGCTAACGTGATCGAGTTGTTAGGTGCTGCAGGAGCTACAGGTGATCCTGAAGGCGTACCTGCTACGACAACCAAGGAGGAAGCGTTTACAGCTCCCGAGTACTGCGTGTCCTGAACCTTGAAGCACACGAGGTCGATGCGAGCGAGAGTAGCATGCGCCGTCGTAACGGCTACAGTTAGGTCTGCGTCGTTCAAGACGCCGTAGACGCTTTGCGAGCCTAGCTCGGTTCCAGGCACCCACGCTAAGCCTGACCTAATGATCACCGCCATCGACGGAGAGCCCGTCTGTGTTACCTGAAGCTTGTTGCCCAGAGCTGGTGCGACGCCGCCTCGAGCCACTAACGAAGCAGAAGCATTTGCGCCTGTAAGAAGGGCGGAAACATAACTCCGCATCTGAACGGCTGTGTGAGTAGCACCCGCATTCTGTAGCCAGCCAGGCGGGTTGAATTCGGCCATGTCTTACCTCCACGCATTTCTGTAGCTCACTGTTAGCGTCCCTGAACCTGATGCTCCACCGAACCTGATAGACGTGCTTCCAGGATTGAACAGCCACCAGTCCGCCTGCGTCATGAAACCGCGTAGGTTCGCTGAGCCATTAAGGATGCAAGTTCTATTAGCCAGGTCGATAACAATAACGTCCGAGACACCTAACGTAAAACTAAGTCCTAGTGTCTTACTGTCTGTGTCGTTAATGATGCGAGGATCAACAGTAGGACCTGTTATAGTTAGAAGTGCCGGTGTAGGTCTGTTGCCTGTTACAAGTACAATCCCACCAACAGGCGGAACAGATACACCGAAGCTTAGGTTGAACCCAAAAGAGAACCCAAAACCAGTCGTGGCCAGACCACCAAACGGAATGACCACGCTGAGAAGGCTGTTGTCATAGATACGTGGATCCTCTGCGTACATCAAGAACTGGATCGGAGTCATTCCAGTTCGACGTGCGGTGTCCCAGTCGTACCTGATACCCCGAGGCTTGACAAACATGACTCGCTCAGATACACCAGACGCCTTGAAGACGAGCGGGATAGGGGAAGTCACCGGAGCGTAGTTAGCCTTCAGCGTATCGAAGTAAGGCTCGACGTTAGCTACGTCACAATAAGCAGTACCCTCTAGGGAAAGCTCCCTGCCTTGCTCGAACTGGGCATCGATGAACCCGCCATCGGTACCTTCATGGTCTCGAATCGTTTCCCTGTAGGGAGCAGAGTCCAAGCCGGAGACTTTGGCAATGTCGACGAAGGGTAGCGACAGGGAGTCATCGTTTAGGATGACTCCTGAATTGAGCTGCCACGTGTAATCGCTAGTGAGTGTCATTACAACCTACCTGCCAACAAGAAGCCCAGCTCCGCAGCATGCCTTCTGGGGTTGATCTCCTGCGTATTGATATTGAAGGTCTGTTGTACATCGCCACCATTAGAACTACCTGGAGGAGGAGGTGTTAAGTTGCTTGCGGCTGTCCCTGCTTGGTATGCAGCACTCATGCTGATGGTTGCATTTTGTGACGACAACCCATCGGCGAGCTGTTGAGCCATCTTCTTGCCGGCATAAAACATACTGCCAGCACCTGAGAGGGGACCCTTCTTAGCTGGCGAGTGCGGGAAGAAGTCCTTCACTGATTGTGCAACTTGTCCAGCGATCTTACCTACAGCTCCGAGCATGCTTAGCAAACCGTCAATCAAACCTTGGACGATGTTCTTACCTGCGTTGAACAACCAAGTACCCGCGTTACTAAAGAAGTTGACAATGGAAGACCAAATCGTCGTAACACCGGTTTGAATCTTACTAAGAGTGGTCCAGAAGGTATTCCAAACACCATTCCAAACACCTGCGAAGAACGCTGCTATCCAATTCCAAACAGCAACACTCTTTGCGGCAACCCAGTCCCACGCCTTTGGAACGTTAGTACCAATCCATTCCACCAACCACTTGATGCCCTCAACCAACAAAACGACAACGGCAATCACTGCCACGATTGCGGCAATGAATGCTAGCATCGAAAGGACTACGGATCCAACGAATGCTCCGGCTAGTACTATGCCTACAACTGCAGCAATCTTCAGGATCCACTTACCGAGCCAAATCAAGACACTAACAACCATATCAACTGTTGCCTTGTGCTCCTGGTACTTTTGTATGAGCCAGTTTATTGCTGGCACAAGTATGTTAGTAATTACCCACCCGATACCTGTGAAGGCACCTACCAGCAGGGTCTTAATAAACATCGCTACTTCTTTCAATGCCGGAAGTAGTTTCGCCCAGAACTGGTTATAGAATTCCCTTACAGCTGGCATGATCTTTTGTTCGATAATGTCAGCTAGTTTAGTAAGCGCAGGACCCATATGCTTGTCCCACGCATCTTGAATTGCTTGTCCAAGTGGGACTATGACATCATGCCACAAGGACTTGAGATGCTTTTGCATGTCGCTTACCATGCCACGGAACTGAGCACTACGAGTCCACGCTAGAACCAATGCAGCAGTGAAAGCTGCAAGAGCGGCTATCAGGGCAACAACGCCACCGACCAGATAGAAGAACGATGCACCTGCACCAATGATGGCCGCCGCGATTCCTGCGAGAGCACCAAGCACAATGAGGATGACGCCAGCGACCACCCCGAAGATACTAACAATGCCGATACCAATAGCAATGACCTTTTGCATATTGGGACTTAGGCCATTAAAGGCTGTCAGCAGCTTGTTGACCCAAGACAGTAGTACAACGAATGCAGGCGTAACAGCGTTGCCTAGGTTTACCTGAAGGACCTTCCAGTTGTTACGCAGGAGGGTAGTCTGAGCAGCTACTGTATTGCTCATCGTGGCGTACGCCTGCTCGAACGAACCATTGGCATTCTTCATGTCGTTCAAGAAGCCAATGTACTCGTTAAGCTCTCCAGGCTTCAATAGAATCTGGTCAAGGAACCTTCGAGCCTGGATAGTTCCGCCAGCACCCTTGAAGATGTCGACCAGTGCCTGGATGCGATCCTTATTAGGAAGCGCCAACAAGTACTTCTGCAAGTTCTGGAGTGACTGCTCTAGCGGTAGCATGTTGCCCGCAGCATCTCGAACCTTGATGCCTAGCGCTTCCATACTCGCTACGGCTTTTGGATTCGACATAGCATCAAGAGCACGTGCTGCTGAAGAGGAAGCCATAGCAGCACTTAGACCGTTACGGGTCAAGTACGCAAGCATAGCCGCGACAGTCTCAAAGCTTTGTCCAGCACGAGTCGCTGATGGAACGACTCGACCGAACACACTCGAGAAGTCTGCGTAGGTACCAACACCCTTACGAACCAATTGGAACTGAATGTCTAGAACACTATTGACCTTCTCAAGCGGGATGTTGAACGCATTGAGAATCGGGATAGTGCCCTTAGCTGCATCCTCGATCGAGACTTGGCCAGCTACAGCTGTCTTCGCAAACGATGTTAACAGAACTGACGCTTGTGCCATACTAGCATTGGTCGACGAGAAAATGTTATACAGGGCTGGCTGGATCTCTTCGAAAGGTGCAGCGATAGTTCTAGCGACGTTGAGACCTAAGGCAGACAGGTCCTGCAGGCTTGCTTTGAAGTCTGTAATCTGGGTAGAGGTCAACGCTACTGTGCGGTTGTATTCCTTGGCAACTTGTACTGATTGGGTAAGAAAGGCTAGGCCCACCGCACCGGCAATAGCTAGACCGGAACCAACCGTGATAAGGGTAGCACTAACAGAGTGTAGAGCATTGGCATACCGCACAGATGCTCTATGCGCTCGTTCAAGTTCCTGCGCTTGACCTCTAAGGGTCTTAGCGAGAAGGTTCTGCTTGTCGATATCGGCCTGGGCAGCTCCAGAGGCTGCTAACTGCGCCGCCTTCAATGAAGCTAGCCCAGCCCGAGTACGAAGGTTCTCTGCTTCGGCGAGACGGCCTGCTCTAGTTAGCTCACGCCCAAAGCCTCGGATGACACGAGATGCCTCGTCCCTTGCTTTCAGGACGAGGTACAAGTTTCGTGTCGCGAGGGCCATTACGCCGCCTTCTGCCTAGCCTTGTCAAGCGCCGCTCTTTCTGAGTCAGCCGCTAGAACCAATTGAAGCAGGAGAACGAAATATGCGTCCTGGTCTAGTAGCCCTCCTGCACGTGGAAGCACCTTCATGCTTTGACACGTTCGCACCACCGCTAGGACCTGTACAACTTCTTCGTCAGATGGACGATCCATAACGATTGATGCCCTTAGCCGCCAGGCTAGACCAGGCCTAATTATTTTCCCGAGGCATCCATGATGTTAGTTCTTACGGCCTTCTCGAAGTCGTTGAGCTCGCCGATCAGGGTTGAGATCTCGTCGCCGACTCGAGGGTCCAATGCCCGAACGTCTTCTGGCTTACGGAAGTCGAGCGGACGTTCTCCCTTAGTATCGTCGTTCGGATCGATTGGACCCGTGAGGTTATGAGCCACGATGCACTTGGCAAACTCGGCCAGCGTTACGAACTCGCTGATCAAGGACACCTCCGCATCGATGCCTTTACTTCCACTCCGAGCGTCGTCCATTGCGAAGCGCATCTTCATCGCTTCGGCGTCCTTCTGAAGCTTCTCGCCATAAGCTAAACGACGGAGCTCCACCCAACCACCTTCCGGATCTTGCTCCGTAGCCTCGATGGTAGTCAGTGGGAATTTCTCCGTCGTTTTTGCAACCGTTGCCCTTGCCATCTCACCCTCCAGTAATGACGTGGTCAGCCGGAGCATGTGAATCAATACCCACAGGGCGGCTTTAACCAATTTCCGAACAAAAGCTAATAGACGTGTGTTAGACGAATCACGTACTCCTTCTACGTAATCCATCGATTCATCTCGTCTCTTATGCTATCTCGATTGTCTTTTCTACTGTCTCTGGTTTCCTTACAACACGTTTTCTTGGTTCTTGATCGTGATCTGGTATGAGATACCGCCGCCGTCGATCGCCAGCTGGTAAGCGATGTGAGCTCGGATCAGATCACCCTCGCCGCTGAGACCGAGTTCGTATGTGTCCTTGATAGAAACGGATGTGAGAAGCGTGATCAGGTTGTTGACACCCTTAGTGGCCGTGAACGTTACTGCCTGCGCCGTCAGTGCCTTGAAGGCGTCGTAGTCAGTCCGGTCGAGGAAGTCACGGTCACATGTAATAGCTAACGCGCGCTCGCCGAAGTTGATGAACTGCGCACCACGTCCCGTGTTCTTCATACGGTACTGCGGCGTCCCGTTGTCGTCACAAGACCAGTCGAAGGTGTCGATGTCGAAGACCTGTGTTGCAGTCGGGATCTCCATGCTGTAGTTGCCAGCACCGAACGGCGTCGTGGTAGTGAACGAAGGAGTAGGCAGTGACTGCGTGGCTTCGTCCCGACCTACAATGCTGACGGTAAACATCAGCATGCCATTCGAGACAGTAAACTTGTAGCTAGTTACGACACATCCGACGTACCCGAAGATAACGGCGTTGCGCTCTACCGTGATACTCAGCGTGCGCACTGGAATGGCCGCCGCTGTGGGTGTAAAGACGTACGTGTAGTTTGGACCCGTAACCGACTTCACTACGGCCGTACGACTCGAGTACAGGAACCACGGTACGACGTCCTCGAGAGCTTCCATCTCGATGTCGCCCTCGATGTGGACGTCACCAGGAACAGCTCCTACGATGTCAGCCGTCTTGCGAATCGGCCGACGCCACTGGGTGTTCTGCTGGAACTTGAGCGACTCGTTGTTGATTGGGAAGAACTTGGTTGGTGCAGCGTACACACCACCATTCGCTGCGGTGTTGATCGTTGGAAGGGCTCCTGCTGGAGCTCCGACTGCCGCATCGTTGTACAGGAGAACGAGGCCGAGTGTCGCAAGCAAGAGCTCAGTGCCAGTAGCACCCGCAGCAGCTGTGCGATAGATCTTGTATCCCGTTGCACCTGTCACTGCGCCCCAAGTCATGGCAGCAGTAAGGTTGCCGGCTGCGGTAGTGACGGTGACCTCGTTGCTAATGCTTGTCTCACCATTGGCGTTGATCGCCGTGACGTAGTACTTGTACGTACCAGCCGTGAGAGCACCACCAGCGACAGGAGACCCTGCTAGGACTGGCGGAACTAGGACTTCGGCGGCGATGCCTACTTGTCCGCTAGCACCAATACCCGGGTTAGGCATTTGTTACCTCCTCATCCTTCACAGGCTCGGAGTCCTCGATCACACGTGCCACGCAGGTTATGCTGCGAGCGAAGGAACTGGCTCCAAGCTTGTATCCGTAGTTCACCTCGAACAGCTCGAGTGTGTAGTCGTCGATCACCTTGGTCTCGCCAGCAGCGAACTCGCCGATGATTGGAATCTGGCAAGGGTGCTCTGACGTCACCTCGAACTGTACCCTCACTGCAGTCATGGCACTCCTTGTCTATGCAACCGGCAGCGACGTTTTGTTCAGACCGTGCCAAGTCAATCGTGCTGACCTGTACATCGTGTTCTGCTTGAATGTGTAGCCCGACTCGTGCGACTGTACATACCCGTGAATCACGTTAGCAACTGTTCCACCATTCTTTAGTTGCAGGTCTTGGTGTAGCAGCATCTCGACGTCGTACCCTATCATGTCACACTCTTTACGAGTGAGTTCATTGCCTTGCACCTTGTTATGGTACACCAAGATGTAGACTAGGAACTCATTCTCGGTCATAACAGTGCCATGCAGTGCTCGCTGCTTCTCACCTGTCTCGACACATATGGAAGGCGTGTGTAGGATACGATCCTGATCTCCGTAGTACGTGTCAATCACAGGAATGCGAAATGTAGCTTTGGCAGCTTCGATTTTGTCGAGGATGAGCTGCGTGATAACTGTCGGATCGGAAGTGTAGCCGTAAGGACCTGTCATAGCAAGTTCCACGTCCTTCCGACTCTGTCAGCACGTTGCTCAACCCAATCGATGAAGATCTCCTGGATCTTTTCCATGTCCTCATCTTGGAATACGGCAAACTCCCGCTGTGGGATTACGATCTTGGACTGCTGGTGGGCCGGTCGAGCACCTAGGAACAACTGCATTGCACGATCTTGAATGTCCTGAGGCGTTGCTCGAGGGCCAAGTTCCTTACGTGCAATTTGTCCAATGCTACCGTAGCCAGCCTGGTGAAGATTACCATACCAGACTTTGGAAGGTAGTTCTCGAATCGAAGCCGTAGTCTGACCAATGGTCCAGATCGAGAAGCTCGTCGCTACCTTCTTCAGGGCGCCAGAGCGTACGAGGATGGGCCAAGCCTCACCACGAACTTTGACTGTGTACTCGGCAAGAGGCGGCCACCCGGGCTCAGGACGTCCACCCATCTCGAAGTTCTTTCGAATAGATGGCATCATGACTAGACGGATGGCTTTAATGAGAGGCTCTTTGAAGGAGCGGATGTCTATACCTAGACGATCAATGTCCTTAGCGACGATGCCGGGAGAGGGTTGAAATGACCAACCCGCATACAAGACCCGATCGAATCTTAGGCCACCATAAATGGCTCGCTTGATCTCCGAAAGCCTAAGAGGCGTATTCTGAATGGGCTCGCGGGGAAGTGTCACAGTACCCTCCTTAGAAGCGCATCCCCATCGAGAATGCGGCAGGCCCGAGGGAGGGATCGTCAGTCGTCGCAGTCATAGCCGACGATGCATCGGTTGGATAGAAGGTAGGTGATCCCGACACGTCAAGGACACCCGGAAGCTCGATGGTACCTGCGATCAAGCCTGCGATGAGGTTGTTAGCATTCGTCTTCAGGCGATCAGCGTAGTTACTACCTTGGTCAATGTCTTCTGAGTACTGCCGATCATAGAGCCACGCTACATACAGCTTGGCAATGATCGTTCGTACGAGCTTAGGAGTGGTCGTCGCATCTACCCACGTCGTAGCATCGAAGCCCGTAAGCTGGCGAATAGTTTCTTCTTCGAGGTGGTCAAGTAGATCCGCGTCTAGGGTGGAGATAGTCAGCTTCGTACCGTCTGCCCATGCCTTGGCTTCCGCCACAGTAATACGAGACATATCTCCACCCTCCTCACGTTGCTACTAGGCTACAGGCTCAGCAGCCGGATCATCGGCCGCTTCTGCTGCAGGGCTTTCGCCCTCAGGCAGAATTGGCGCGGTCTGCGAGGCCTTGAGGTCCGCGAGCTCCTTCTCCAACGCCTTGATCCGATCGTCGCGATCGTCCGGGGGTGCTTGGTTAGGGTCGCGCTCGGTCAGAACGCCCGCGTTCCACAACGAGATCATGGCGTCCTTGTTCAGACCCTTGACCTGGTCGCCGACCTCAAACACCAACTCGCCAGCGGCGCCCTGACCATGAAGGATCTTCGATAGTGCGTAGTACTGTGATGCCATCTCACACCTCCCTTACGCCACAGCGGCTTTGATCAGGTAGCCAGCAATGGCCTTGCCGGCATCGGCTGTGCCCGGGTCGCCCTGGGCTACCAGCTTCAGGTCGTAGTAGCGGCAGACCCGAACAAGGTCTGACTTCCGCTTCTCTTCACGCCAACGGTCGACGTACTGAAGAGACCCACCAGGGTTGCCGACCCATCCGAACTCGTACGCGAAGGCAGGGATCTTCAGGCCGGCGCGCGGAGGAACCCACGCCAGTAGAACATCCTTACCCCAGAGGTAGCTCAGCGACGGAGCCTGGCCGAGAGCGGCGCTGTCGATGCCGACGCCTGGGATGATGATCTTGTCGATGCCGAGCACCGCGCCGATCAAGTCCGAGGAGACGATGCCGCGCTCCGAGTACTTGATGCGCTCGATGAAGTCCGGGTGGTCTTCCAGGATCGTCATGACCTGGTAGGGAATCACCATGAGGTTCGGCGCTTGGAAGATGCGCGAGTGTACAGCCGACTTGCCAACACGGAGCACCGAGATCGGGTCCGAGTTGATGTAGTCGTTGAACTGACTCGTGCCGGAGAGCGTGATGGTGTTAGTCGATGCGTAGTTCGCAGCGGTGGTCGCCAACAGCTGCATCGCCTTCTCGCGACCCAACCAGATCTTGGAGGTCACGAGCTCAGCACCATCACGGTCCGGCGCCAGAGGACTATCAGCGTTCCAACGCTCTTCATCCGTTACCGGAATCTGAAGCGAGTGCTCCTGTGCATAGTACGTGTCAGTCGACAGCGTGAGACCAGGAATCTCGTTCGCCTCGGCGCCCGGAGCACGCACATCGTTCTGAACGCTCCAACCTTCACGGCCGAAGACGTAGTACTTGTCCGACTGCTTCTGAACGTTGACGGTAGGAAAGAGCTGCTCACCTACGAGTCCGTTGTTGGGCCATCCGACACTGATCTGGGTCAGGATCTGATCAATGTGGACGTTAACGGAACCTGTCGGGTTGTAAACGGGCATTGGTTATTTCACTCCCTTCAGATTACGTTAGGACTGCGACGGCACCAGGCGTCAACAGCACATCGATGAGGTCGCCAGCGGCAGGTGTACCGATTGGCACGGGACCAACCACGATGCCGAGGACCGCATTGGTTGTGACGGCCAACTTCACGCCGCCGGAGTTCGTCGAAGTACCGCTAGCCGCTACTCTCGACCCGAGGACGATTGTACCAGGGGTGTCTGACACACGAACCTTGGTAATGCCTAGCAGTCGAACATCGACTACGGCCTTGCCCTGCACGACCTTCGTCGCGTCGACGTTCTCCTGAACGACACCGATGCTCATTACAGTAGAGGTGGCATTCAGGTCGATCTTACCGGTCGTGCTATTCACTGCTACACAACGGTAAGCCGTTACACCCGTTGTGGCCGAGGAGTTGTAGGTCGACAGGACATCGAAGCCCTTGTCGAGTACGTAGTTTGATCCAGCCATTCTAGTTCACCTCCCCTTATGCCTTGAACTGGTAGGACGCTTCGCGGTAGTCGTTGAACATCTGCGGGTTCTCACGCGCGATGGCTTCAACGGCTTCGCCGTAGTTCGACTTCTTGGTCTGCATGTGCTGCGTGACCATGTCGTTGAACCGCTTGGTGATGTCCGCCTCGTCGAGTCGACGACCTGCATGACCGCGCTCGGACAGGTCGACCATCGCCGTACCGTCCATGACCTTCGCGAGGAACTTGAACAGCTGCTCACCGGCCTCAGAAGTCGACTTGAGCAGGATGTTCCGAACGTCTTCCTTGACGACGGGAGCCAGAGCGAACATCTTCCCGCGCTGCAATTCGCCGAGCTGGGAGTTCACCTCGGTCAGCCGCATAGCGGTCTGCATCTCGGTGAGCTTCTTGTCCTTCTCCTGCATGTCCGCGAACATCTTGGAGAACGCGGGACTTGCTTCGACCAGCCGCATGAGCTCCGGGTCCAGACCCTCCGTCGGGTCCTTCTTGAGCTTCTCGATCTCGTCGGCGAGCTTCTTGTTGTCTTCCGTCAACTTGACGACGCCCGAGGCCATCTCACCCAGCTTGGCGAGTACCTGCTCTTCGGTCGAAGTCGCGGGCAGACCAAGAAGCTCTGCGAGCTTCTTCAGATCCACTTCTGCCTCCGTGGGTGGTTGGTTTCGGGGTGGTTCTGAGATGATGAGGTCCGACAGGTTCACTGGCAAGAGGTTCTTCATGTACGGTCGGTTGGTAAGACCTCCGCCAAAGAGAACATCCTTGTGACTTGCGCCCTGAGGGTCTTTCCATTCGTCTACGAACTCGGCGGAGAAGTAACGGTACTTCTTCTCCTTGATGTCCGATGCTGCGTCTTTCGTCCAGTCCACACTGAGGTACAAACCATCAGTACGAACTTCAGCGTCCTTCACCCACCCCGCCGCTTGGTTGCCCTTAGCAGGGTCCGCCTTGTGGTCGTAGTCGATGTCAGGGTCTATACCACGTGCCTTCGTCTTCACACTCGATGCCAGAGCCGTAAGCTTGGCGATGTCGAAGTTCAGTTCACCGTGAAGCGGGTGCTGATACTTACCGAGTGGTAGGGCGTGGACCCAGCTGGACGCACCCGCGGTAGTATCACTCAGGGTGACTTTCTCTAAGTCAACCCACCAACCGAAGTGCTTATCCATTCTAGCGGTACCTCCTCACCTGATTATATCATCTTCAAAGCTTACGGGCCAACAATTCACTATATCTCAATATATTAACCCCCTGAGGCATCCCTTCCTTTAGTAGGAGCGCCTGAGCCACCGGTAGAAGGGGGTCCTTGCCTAGGAGGTCCTGCTTTTGGCGGCTTAGGTGCACTAGGAGCATTTGCGTCTCCACCGTCGCCTGGAGCACCTCCACCCGGTACTTGAGGCGTAACAGGAATACGTTGAGTAGCCTTATCCATCTTCGGAAGGTCGGTCTCTTCACGTAGCGATGCTTCGAGTACATCGTCAGGCGTTATCAGACCAGCACCAACGAAGTTACGAACGGCAAAGCTGAGCGTACGAAGATCGTCCCACTCACCAATACGACGTGCACGAAGCTTTGGGTACTTGCCCCTTGCAAAGTTCAGATCAACCAGTTGTTCGATGATGTGCTTATTGAAGATCGAGGCGACTGCGTCAGCTAGGTACCTAGTCGACTTGAGAAACATGTCGGCAGCTACGTCACGCACTCGTGCATCTGTGATGAAGGGTGCAAGGATGTTTAGAAGTATCTGGTCGTTGTGGTGGTTGATTGACTCAATGGCCGAAACCGGATTGCCACCAAGTACCGCAAACATGATCTCCCAGTTCGCAGGCACAACGATGTGAGCACGATCGTTGGTGCGTAGGTTACGACCAAGCTCGTCGGCGAGCTTCTTGTCCGCAGGACTAAACCCAGGCGGAAGCTTGATGATAGGTACCCCAATACCGTGCCGTTCTTTCTGTATAGCGTCGATCTTATAGAGCGTGTCTTTGTAGTACCAGTGCTTGTACGCGGACCGAAGAACAGAGATGCCACGAAGGTCACCAGCTTCAGCTTCGAGAGAGAAGATTACCAGCTTGTTGATCGGAATGAATTGTCCGAGTGCCATAACAGCACCGAACTGATCGGTAGTGGCATAGGGACTATTATTGCCAGTGATGTACTGGTTACCGTACGGGACAAACGGCTCCATAACAATACCTGCAGGACCACCATGATCGTCGAATATCCATTCCTGGATGTCGAGAGGGTGTCGTGGACCGAGCTTCTTCAGGACGACCTTACCATCCCGATCAATGTCGTACACCTTCTCGAAGACCATGTAACCGTATTCGAATATCAGTAGTACGTCGTCGAGTACCTGTGACCAGTTGACGTTTAGCTTGTCGAACAAACACGCCTTGACAAAGTCTGCGATATTCTTGTCTAGAGCGCTGTCGCTTGCCGGCTCTACAAACCAGTGAGCAGCCTGGATTGGAGTCTTCAGCAAACGAAGCGAGCCACGTACAGCACCATCGTTACGCTTCATGTCGTAGAACTTGCGAATGCCTTGCTTGTTTCGTAGCTCGGGAATGAGCTCTTCTCGAGTCCATGCAGTCCAAGGGCTCATGGAAGTATAACCGAGCTCCTGTATCCCGAACTGTGCATCTATGTTCGGAGTACCTGCAAGCTTGATGCCACCGCTCTCGGACACAACGATGAAGGGCGACGTACCGAGGTTGCGGTTACCTTCATCAACCTTCACAACTTCGTACTGCTCTATTAGTTCCTGAATCGAAATCTCGCGGTACTGTGAGAGTGCCGCGCTACCCGGATCAACCGCGCTCATGCTGTTCAACCTCCCACAGGGCGAAATAGTCGATTGGCGAATTAAATAACTACGGTGAGTATCGGTTCGGTGTACCAGTAGATGATGTCTGGATCGATGTACCCAACGACTTGTTCATCGTGCCAAACAATAGCCGGTTGGAGAGCAGGTCCCCAACCAGCAAGCCAGAATGCAGCGGCGATTACCATCCGTTTAGCCAAAACGATGCGATGATCATCGAGTCACAGCCTCTTCTGTGTGTGCAATTGCGACAAGCGTGAACGTGATGGAAATACCAGTACCACCAGTTACCCATTGAGCGCGGTATCGGGTGTAGTCCAAGTTTGCCGACTGAACTAGAACCGAGTTCGCAGCGAGTGGGCTAGCTGCAGACGCAGCGACCTGCTGTGGGAAAGTAACTACTGTGTGCCACTTTCCAGATGCCTCGTTGAAGCCTTGGACAGTAACATCGAGAGTGGGGGACGTTCCAGTAGCAGCCGACACATCCAGGATGAAGATGGCTTTGGCGAAGCGGCTAAACTCCGGGTACTCACGACTCACTGTGGTCGTAGCTGTGACAACCGTACGTCCTGCACCGAGGGACTGCTCGTTATCGGTAGACAACGTCCACATCGGGATGGTTAGCTTGATTGCCATTAGTCTTCCACCGTTCCGATGATGTTGGCGATGTTGACGTACCGTCGAGTTGATGTGGAGGCACTGAACTCGAAGCTATGGTGCATGCCTGCGAAGCCAGTAGTGTCGGTGACATCCAGGTTGTAGGCGGACAAGTCTACTGCTGTCTCGCCATCCAGCTGGATTGATACGTACTTTGCAGCCACAAAGTCGACGACCAGCTTGCACCAGTGCCAACCACCTGCTCGGTCCAGCCGACCGGACGGAACGTCGTAGGTGTGAGTGCCCGCGCCATTCTGATTGACTGATGTTACTACGTCGGTGTACACTGCAGCACTTGCACCGTTCGTTCCGGACAATGCAAAGGTCGCAGCACCGTCGAGGATACGAGCGTGCATGGGTACGTTATTACCATTCGGATCAAGCCACACCCGACCGTGATGTGCCTGTGTACCGTTGCGGTTGTAGATCGACGCGGAGAACATCGTGTTGGTCGTAAGGTTCAACGAGGTAAATCGGAACCAGAACTCCATACCGAACTTATGACGGTAGCCATCATGGATGCGGCGCTTCGTTACCACGCCGGATGTGATTGCCGTCCGGTTAGGGTTTGCCGGACCACCGTTGGAGTTGCCACCAGTATCAAGCCGAAGCGTTGGCTTGCCATTGAATATGATGTCTGTGTCGATACCACACCAGCCTACACCGTCATTCCACAAGCCTGGCTGAACGGCACAGAAGTCTTCGACGTAGAGGAGCTGACCGCCACTTGCACGTGTTGGTGCTGGACGAGGAGGCTCGCCCAGCGCAAACACTTGGCGTTCCTTGCTACTGACTGTACGAGTCTCGATGACAGCACCCGTCGAGTTCGGGGGAAGCTGAACAGGCATTAGCGTGTTACCTCCTGACTAAGGGAAGCGAATCCCTCCGCAAGTCTGATTACAGTGTTGCCCAGATACGCCTCTATGTCCCAGACCCCTGTAGTCCAGGTCATGGGAGTAGTGATGTCAGCTCCAACGTCAATCGAAACCGTGCCAGCTATCCCATTAACGGTAAGCATACCGTTAGCAGTGTTGGCATCCAGCAGGATAGTCGCAGAACCAACTGTCGGCCTAATCTGCATCCTAGCTGAGTATCCAACTAGGCTCTTAACCGTCCTGTCCCGGTTAAGGGCTGCGATAGTACGTTGGAAGGAAGCTCCTTGCTGAATAGTAATGTCGTACTTGGTTGTCACCACTCACCCCCTCTGAACCGTTAAGTCATGATATAACGGATCAACCTAAATCGCAAGATCCGTGTAATCGCCTGTTCAGCTAGCAGCAACCCGTGGCCACGGTGGAATCGTGGGCGATCCGCGTCCGTCCCAAACCGCTGCCCAAGACGTCGACACAAGCAGCTCGCCTAGGTCACTTCCATCAGGCATGACAATCTTGGCGTCGTAGCGCTCCGCGTACTTGTCCGGCTTGACGCTAGACAAACCAACAGATGTGCCTGGCGGTAAGAGTGCCATGAGGTTGTCACGTGCCTCCAACCCACCAGGTGAGTGCAACTCGCGAGCGTTGATACCGACAAGCCTAAAGGGTCCGTGGTGCCAGGTCTTGAAACCCAGATCGACGTCCAGTACCACAGTGTCGCCGTCAATCACCCGCTGTACAGTAGCGGCATAGATGTATAGCGTCACACCTTCTCCTTAAAAGCGAAGTAGTTCCGACTGGAAGAAGCCCGAGCTCGTCGTGCCGGTAGTATCGAAGATGGAATCGCTAGCACGCTGCAGGTCTTCCAGGTTGTAGATGTCGCTCAGCTTCGCTGTTGCACCGAGCTTGAAGATGTGCATGAATGCATACCGAATTGCATCCAGCGCATGGTTGTCATGCTGTCGGGCATCTTCTCGAAGGTTCCGATCTCCCTTGCCCATATCGGGGGCACGGTAATTGTTAAATTCCCGGATCGTATTGACGCAGGAGTGATCCACGAACAGCCAGGGTTCGAGGATTGGAGTTCCATACTCATCCTGTACGCCTACTTCACGTGTCTGAAGAAAGCCTTTGACTAGCTCTACGCCTTCACGCCATCCGGATTGAGAGCTATGACGACCCTGACTATCCTGCGTTACCTTTGCCGTGCCGGACTTTGATCGAGGATCGGCATAGCACGGTGCAAGCGTCGTGGAAACTTCCATCACTGACTCTGGACTGGCAGCGTCTCCGAAGGCTAGGTCGATCTTCCAACCAGCAGGATTCGGACGCTCCTTGATCATCCGGATGTGCTGGGAAAGCATCATCCCAGCTTTGTAGTGCTCCCGCCATATGTAGATGCGCCCCCAAGGATCAACTTGGAACTCGATGCACGCTAGTGGGTTCGTGAATCCCCAGTCGAACGCCATGTAGTTTGGCCATTCGGGCCGGTATGTGTGACCTTTAACGTGTGTTACTTCACTGAACTCGTCGTAGATTTTGCCGACGAATGCGTTGAACTTAGCTGCGATCTCTTGGTCGAAGAATGCAGGTAGCACAGTCCGCTTGATCAGCTGGATCTCGGGGTCGTCGAATCCGTTCGGGTAGATGTAGGGATTGTCCCAGCTCGGAAATTGCCAAGCAGCGTAGTCCTTAAGCATCGGATCAGGTGATCTGCCGAACGACCAGAGGTCATACAGCCAATTGAAGCCCTCAGGTGTCGTCGGAAACGTAGCCCAGCCTCGCACGTCACCAAGAGCTGGCCGGATAAACCGCTCCCAGGTATCCTTCCGGTGCTTAGCAGCTTCCGACATGATCACGCCGTGTAGCTTCTCGCCAACCAGGCCTTCAGGGTGATCAGCTGATCGGCACTCGATGCGCGTCTGCCAGGGGAACTCAATCCACATTTCGCCGCCACGCTTGGAATACGACTTCTTCACGCGCTTGTCTAACCCAAGTTTCTGACCAATAATCAGGTCGTCCCAGATAACTCGGAACTCCTTCTCGGCCAGGTCATACGTAGGTCCGACAATCCAGTAGCGACGCTTTGGCAGGAACAGCTCCGCCCCCGTGTCGCGGCCGGCCATGTTGCTTTTTCCGAACCGTCGACCGCAGCACGGAATCCGAAAGCGGGAAGTGGAATCATGGAAGAGCTGCTGCTTGGGGTGTGGCTTGTACCCAACCAGATCGAAGTACTTCGCCTTACTTAGCGCCATCAGCTGGCTTTGTCGATGCGACAGTACCAGTGTTCGGGACTGCCCAAACCACACCGAGGGACAACAGTACGGTCACAACAATGGCCGACCACTCAGTCGCAGTGATCGACCCATCGGCGACCGCGGTTCCCCACGTTCCGGCTCCAGCTACTAACGCTCCTACAATCGCCTTCGCATATCTGTCGAACATTTGAACCCACCCTCCCTTATATAATAAGGAATGCTTTTCGACTTACAGCTGGAAGCCGTGAGCCACTACTGCGTTGTTCGTATTGCCGGCGCCCAGGGAAGGACACGAGACTACGATCGCAGTGTTTATCGCAGAGCCTGGGACCGGCTCTGGAAAGTCGACGATCAAGGGAAAGTTGCCTACTGCGGCTCCGGTAGCAGCCGTGTAGACGAACGACATTGTACCGCCAATAGTACCTGTAACGGTAACAACAACAGCTGCTCCTGCAGTAGCACCAGCACCTGTGATCTCAAAGCCCGTAATGTACGTTGTCTTCGTAGCATTGGCAGCAAGTGTAGCAGTAGCTACGGCAGCCGCAACGTTGCCTGAAGAAGCAGTCAACGAAGAACCGCGCGTGAACGTGGCACTCGCTAGCCTTCGCAGATAACCTGCCACTTAGTACCCACCAATGGCATTACTGTTGTTCTTGGTTGCCATCAGCGTAGCTTGTCGCCTTACGCGAGCCGTCGGGGCAGCTGCCTTAGCCACCTTACGCGGTACCTTCTTGCTGGCAGCTGTCGCCTTCTTCTGTCGAGGCGTTCCGACCTCAGCCGACTCAACGGCCGGCGACTCAGCTGCTACCGCCTTCTTTGCCACCTTCGCCACCTTCTTCGCTGGTGCTGCCTTAGCAGCTTTCTTGATTCCCCTACTCGGCTGGTTCTTGCCACCACTAATCATGCTGGCCATGTGCGTATCCCCACTTCCTGTATTCCCGCCGGTGTAGACTCCCATTACCCTGCAGCTTTCTTCCGGTCCTTGACTGCCTGACGTACAAAGCAGTCCTTAGCCTCTAGCAGCTTGCGAAGACCTGCGCTCAGCTCAGGTCCATCCTCAAGCACGGTAAGCATCGTGCCCGCTACCTGACTAAGCACCATAGAAGTGTCACGCAGAAGACCTTCAGGCAGGTGGTCATACATGAACAAGTCCTCGAAATGCTGGACGCTCGGGTGCCTACCATCCCAGCTACTCAACATGGTCTCCCTTCTCTTAGTACTTGAAGTAGGCGTTCACGGAAGCTACCGAGGTTGCCTTCAGTAGCGGCGACGTCGGCTGCCCAGGCATCCCGAGCATCTCCGGCTCCTGGTGGTACTGGATCGCACCTACCCTACCGTCTGTGGAAGGCAATGCTCCAGCCGGCGTAACAACGCTGCCAGTATCATCGAAGGAACTAGCTCCCAGCGCACTGAGACCGATAAAGAGTTCGGAACCCCCAACGCGGCCATAGATGGCGTACTGCACCCCAGCTACACCCGGCAACGTGATCGTGCACTTGTTCGTAGTACCCGCACCGACCACCGTTGTCCCAGCTGCCGACGCAAGGGATTCAGCGCCAAAGCGTACAGCCGAAATCCTGTAGCTGTACGTAGCAGCTGTTAGCACCCCACCGGTACCGCTATTCGCAACCGCTGGGGCCGCAGGCGCTGCTCCCGTATTCGCTTGTGTCCCAATGACCTGAATGTTGTGTGTCTTACCCCGAGCATCGCGATACTGAACAGTATCGCCAAGCTGCGCTTGCCTATTCGGCATCTTTCCTCCTATGCAACCGGGCCCCTATGGAGTAAAGACCCACAGGGGCGGCTTGCTTTATTCCATGACCTCTACATCGTTGGAAGCCAGTTGCGAAACCAATGACATGAGCAAGTCGTCCACAGAGCCTGCAGCCTTGAACCCACCACCGACCACACCGTCGATGATGTACTTGGAAGCCGCTAGCCGCACTTGCTCCGCCGACGCATGGGCTGACAACCAAGCTACCGACTTCGCAGCCATCGGAGCAGATGACATGAGGATCTCGCGAGCAATTTCCTCGTGCGTCTTGTCAGGCTCGAGGATGCGCTCCATGTTGATAGCTGCCAACGCTTCGTCAGAGATCCACTCTTGTGAGTCCCTATCGATCTTGCTCATCACACCTCCCAGGGTCCTTCATCTGATTATACCTTGTTCCTCGTATAAAGGCCAACAATTCACTATATCTCAGTATACCTCCTTAAGGTACTACTCACTTCT